TATGTGGGGTATTATACGGATCAGGATCTGAATTGCAATACCTGATCCGTAAAAAAGTTTAAATTAATTTTCTTGTTTCAATTCGCTATAAGGTGCGCCAGTTAAACGCCAGACTGTGATTTGTCCCATGCGATCCCATTCTCTGGACGTTAAACCCATATCATGCAAGGCTTGGGTAGTCTTCTCTATGCCCTTAACAGTGCGTTTGCATGTTGTGTATTTTTCGCCCCTGTAGATATAACAAAAGGCTGTCTTATTCTGCCAGATAGCCGACCAGCTTTCGCTGATCAGCTCCTGCAATGTGGAAAGAGTGCGCGGAGTAAGTGACTCTTTCACAGTATCGTTAAACTTGCTAAACCATTGCAGATAGTGTTGTTGTGTGGCGCTACATTCTTCTAAATCTTGCAGCTCATTAATTGCAGTTTTGAAAAACTTAGTCAGTAACTCTTTTTGTGTTGCCATTGTAAAGCCCTCTTAAAAGTTGGTTTGTTGTGTGTCGTGTTTCTATGTGGGCTAGTATACGGATCTAAATTATCAGCGCAAGTACTTTTTAATATTTTTTCGTGGTGCACTCCCTTCCTTATATACGGGTAAATCATTTCTGAATTGTTATGATGTGTGAATGAGTTGTTAAATGTTACTATGATGTTAAGAATGTTAATGAGTTGTTAAAAGTGTTGCCAAGATGTTAAATAAATGAAAAAGAAATGTTTGTTAATAAAATGTTAAAAAATGGTTAATGATTTGTTAAAAAACATATTTCCTATGCACGTTTTTAAAATGAATTTTACAACATGTCCCCTATGCACAAAATTAAAATGAATTTGCTATCGTTTCCATTGCAATTATTTTTAAAATGATTTTAAGATCGTTGGAGATATATTTAGACAGGATTTTTGTAAGCTGGTGGGGCATTATTTTGGCAGGTGTATGGCGGTGTATTTAATTACAATGCACGTTTTTAAAATGAATTTTGCATCGTTTCCTATCCACGTTTTTGAAATGATTTTTGAATCGTTTCTCCTGTGAAATCAATAACTTATGTGCCGACTGTTAATAGGAACTTTCACAGAAAATATATTTAGAATGGTTGAAACACGCCACCTTAATATTTCCGCATAATGCGAGAACATAATGAGAAAATAAAAAGATGGCATAATGAGGGTATATTACTTACTGTAATGAACTACAATAATGTCAACATCAGGTGTGACGGTATTGATTATTTCCTTGACAGCATCCCATTTAAGTCCGGCAATACCACAACCAATTAATGGTATTCCAACTACCTTTCCAGCAAAATCTTTATTAATTCTTTTGAAAGCTTGTTGGATGAATTTATACTTACCATTACGTCCCATGTGATATTGTGTGTAAGCATTAATGATGGTGAAGTTATTTACTTTTACACTTGAGTATGTCCCAAGTTTAGTCTCATCACCTCTCAATGTTTGATCCTTATCAGCTTGCAAAGCCTCTGGATATTTTTCTGCAACAGTCTTTGCAATACCACTCCCCATTGTATGGAAGCAGTTACAACCATGAGCAATAGCATCAAACATACCATCTTCAGCTAACTCAAACAGATCACCCTGAATTTCTTTTGTGATTGCCATTCTCTTACACTCCGTAAATTGCTACTAATTCTTGAACATTGCCACGACTACGAGTCTTACCAGATACAGAACGATAAGCTGAGATATTCAGAATCTGGTCAGCATCTTTGTACAGCTCTCTTGCTAGTGGTGTGTCGTGATTAGAGATGATAACCTTATTCCCTTTATCACTCAATTCCTTTGCAAGGTCTGCTAATACTTTCTGCTCAGTAGCTGTAAAGCCTTCACTGGTATAGTTGAAGTCTGATGCTGCTACAGGGATGTATGGTGGATCACAGTAAATCACAGAGTTCTGGATTGGTGATTCAAAACGCTGCATAAAGGTTGCAAAGTCTTCATTGAACAGATTGAGTTTTGGGATATTCAGTGATGAACTACTAACCACATCCCCTGCAAACTTATCAGCAAACTCTCGAATTTCCTTGACAGGTAGCTCAGGAAGTTTACCTGATGAGGTGCGACCTTCAGGTACGTTGAATGCACCATTGCGATTATAACGCATCAGCCCATTGTAGCAATGGCGGTTCAGGTAGATGAACATAGCAGCCAGACCTGCATCCCAGAACTTCAAATTACACTGACGATTAAAGCTATCTCGTAAATCATAGTAGTCCCAATCTGATAATCGTAGTGACTGAAGATGGTTGATAACTTGATCTGGGTTGTCTACTACTTGCTTATGGGTATTAATCACCTGACGATTCAAGTCATTTCCCATAAACACCCGAACATTTGGCATGTTCAGACCTACTGTACCAGAACCAAAAAATGGCTCAATCAGTGTGGTCGGATTGCCAAGGATTGGCAGGAGCTGGTCAAGCACTCGCTGCTTAGATCCTGTGTATTTTAAGTATGATTTCTTCATTTGTAATTACCGATTTAGGAACACTGTGTTGTTTGTTTGAGCATGGTCACAGTACATAGCACCTTTTCGCTCTGAACAGTAGAACTTTACCACATCTGAACCAATTGTACCAGTGATCAATAAGCCACGTGGTCTTGTCCATTCAGTAGTTTGCACATTGTAGTCCTGTCCAGTCTTATCTTTCACAAACTGTTTTGTTTGAGCAACCAGAGTAGTAGATTCTTTTTCATGAAGGAAATTGGTGATATTTTTCTCAAAAACAAGACCAGCCATAATAAAAGCTGTAACAACTAGAACCAGTGCAATCAATTTATTTTCCGTTTTCATCACTCTACCTCACGAAAGCAGTGGATTTTACGAATACGATTGTCAATAGCACAATCAAACATTACTGGAACACCAACCTTATCAGTGATCTTCTGGAAGCCGTACACTGTGTAGTGATCAAACTCGCCAGAACGTGTGAACTTAGTGTTTGTCACATCTAAGAAGGACATATCCATCAAGAACTCCTTCTCAATAATCTTGGTAGCTCCATCAATACGTGTTTGAGTGTACAAGGAGTCCTTATACGCCACTGTAGTAGAAATTGCGATGGCACAGGCTAGAATGGTTGTTATCAGCTTTTTCATTTATCAGTTCCTGTCAATCAAGTGGCTATGAATCTTTTGTATGCCTTCCAACATGTCCGGTGTGATTGCTGCAACTGCATCAACAGTGGCCTTGTCATCGTCTAAGAAGTGATGCACATCAAAGTATGGCATGATCAGCTCTTTGATAGCCCACACCTTAAACTGTGGTGCTGTAGCTAAAGCCATTGAGTTAGGCAACATAAACAGTGTGTAGTCATAATGTACAGCACCCTGTAAAAACTTATCAGTAACAATGCGCTGGTCTTCTGTACGATAAGTTAGGAAAATGATTTTATAACCTTGCTGATGAAATGCTGAAAGTCGTTTCAGAGTCTCACCTTTTGGTAAATCATTTAAACTGCCAAGCAGATCAAAAATCCCTTTACGGTATGTACCATCTTTTTGCAAAACACCATCAGGAGTGATATGAGTCATAACACCGTCAATATCAACTACAACAGCCTTTTCCTTTTGTGTAGACGATAGACGTGGCTGGATGATACTGTCAATTTTGTGTACTGGATTCTGCCAGTAATCATCTTCAGAAACTAAGTAGTAACGTCCTTCTCGGATTGGTGTGCAGCGACATTTTAACTCAATCATTTGCTGTGTCATGTTATTCATACTCTCTTAAAATAGGGGCTTTTCAGCCCCAAAAATACCTGTGACTCAACCATATCGTTTAACTAAGGCAGGAAAGAGTCGTTTATCAATATCATCCAAGGTTGCCTGATTGGATGTAATGAGTTCCAACTTAGCTTTTTTCCATTCTAATTTGGCCTCATCTTCAGTAGCAAAATACCCTAAATGCTTTCTTTTTCCTGTGTGAAAGTCATTAACTGATGTGGTGTACTTTTTATTCCTTTTATGGTAATAACAGCAACCACCATCATGAGTATTTGTTAAGAACTTATTCAACCACTGTGGTATTAACAAGCAAGTCTCAGGGCTGTACACCTTATTGCCACATACCAGAACATCTTTATCAAGCTGCCAAGTGTGTCTGTTTTGTGGTTGACTATCAAACCACTCCTTAAAATGGCTTAGAGTTTTCCAAGACTCACACACTTCACAGCCAACGTATGTTTGGTGGGCATCTTGTACAACTTGACTGTAGCACCGAGCCAGCATACTGCGCCATTTATGGTAGAATGGATGAAGATACTGCCGACTGTTCACGGTTATTGAACAAGCCCCTTTCGGAAGATCATTAATCCCTACACCATAGACGAGTTTCATTGCTTTACGGCTGCCCCAATCATATCAAGCACAACATCAATACAAGTTTTTGATGTGTCCATCTGAGTAGCGATTTCTGGGCAGTTTACGTTGTCGTCAATAAACACGTAAGTCATACCGTTCAGTTCCAGCATGATAACAGTATCCAGATTCAGAGAGCGGTAGTTTGATTTATCTTCAGAAGAGTTACCTGCTTTGGACATATCATAGATAGTCAGCAGATTGTCATACTCTTTTGTAGTAGATTCACCACCACGAAGATGCTTTTTAACACCAAGACGAGCAGCGTACTTACGAAGTGAACCATCTTTCTTGACATTGGTGACAGAGAAGATTGTACCGTTACCTGCATAGGTAGTGATCAGTTGACGCAAGAAAGCTGCTTTGTTAGTCAGACCTACAGAAATATTTACTGGTTTCATGATTGTTTCCTCGATTGGTTAACTTTATGTGTTGTATCTTACTTGTTTACTTAGTCGGTGTCAAACAAAATTATTCTTGATTACACCATTAAATTGACGAATCCAGTTGTACAGGGTGGACAGCTTAATGTCCAGTCGATCTGCAACAACCTGTGGAGCATCACCTGCAATTACCATCTTGACAGCAGCTTCTTTAAAGTCTTTTGTGTAAGTGTTTCGAGCAGCACGTGTAGACTTAATCTTGTTAGTCCGCACGACATTATCTAAGATAGATTGAGCCAGCTCAGACAACTCATCACTTACATCTTCCGGTTTTTCAGTACCATCTTTTACATGACGGATTTGTTTGTACAGATTTCGTACATCTGTCACTTCACAATCAACGATCAGTGCAATATCTTCAAAGGCATCAAACGGACGAGATGCACTCAGCAGCATTTTAATAGCAGTAATCTTTTGTTGACGTGTCATTTGTAGATATCCCCAGAAAGAGTTTTTGCATCACCAGCAATAGTGCCACCAACTTCAATATCACCAGAAACTGTGCGCACACTTCCATAAACATTCTTTTCAACAGTAGCATCACCAGATACTGTGCTGAAGCCACCTGTGACATCACCCTTTACAGTCACATTACCAGAACCACTGACAATGTTATTTGCATTGCCGTGAACAATGATGGTGATTTCTCGCTCATCACACTCTGCAAGACGACCATCAATATAAATCTTACCACCCTTGATCGTTACGTTGCTACCTTCAAAGTCACGGCCATTAACAGTGATCTTTCCACCAACTACACAGTTACCTACTGAAATGTTCATTTTATTTCTCCAATTTTTCAAAGTATTTAGCAAATTCACCACACAAACCTTCTTTAGACCGTTCAACGTGACAATCCAGAATCTGATCAACAGTGCGGACTCCCGTCACCAGATCAGTTGTTCCTTTTCTCAAGCACCGATGTGCAGGAGTTTTTGCGTCTGCTTCATCCCCCAACAGTGATCGAGCTACCTCTAACTCTCGATAAGTCAGGGGACTGTAGAACTGACAATTGATACATAACTTTTTCATGGTGTACCTCCCGAATCCATGAGAGGTACTATACAGACCCGCTTATGAGAAGTCAACACAATTTTGAAGCATTGCAATCTTATCCATAACCTCATTAGCATACTTTCGACCAGCTTTCATATTAAAACCTGCATTGTATGATGCCAGAACATCTTGCAAGCGATCCTTTCTAACTTGCTTCCAGTACTCCAACTCTTTAACAGCATGGTCAGCACTGTAATCGAAATTCTTCACAAGCTTGTTTGCAAGATGCTTTGATGGTTTTACACCCTCACGAGAAGCAACAGTCTTTAGATGGTTCTGGAATACACCGTAATCCTTTGTTCGGTGATTCACAAGCTGTTCACCTGCATTAGATTCCTGCAAGGCAATAGCAGCCATAGTGTAGTTCATGTCAATCTTATCACCTGCTTCATATGCTCTCTGCATAGTTAGAAGCTGTTCAGGTGTGAAGTAAGGACATTCCTGAACAATCTCGCTTGCCGCTACAGGGTGACAAGCACTAAAAAACAATGCTACTGACAAAAATAGTTTTTTCATTATTTGTATCTCCTCTTACGAATACCTTTTAACCAACGCTGGGTAGACTCTTATATCGATCCCATCAAGGTCTGTTTTCATATCATGAACAATTTGAAGCTTTGCAGCTTTCCATGCAAGGTGTGCTGACAGTTCATCTGTGAAAACACCTAAATATCGTTTATTCCCATGAATGTCTCTTACAGCAGCTTGGTACTTATTCCTCTGTTCTCGCCAACAAACACCTACTGCATGATTGCTTCTGTTTGCCCCACCATCCGTTACAAACATATTAAGCCAAGATGGTACTAATAGGCATGTCTCTGGAGAGTAGATCTTGTTTCCAACCAATAGTACATCCTTGTCAAGCTGCCAGCAGTATCTGTCTGGGTTCTGTTGATCAAACCAACTCTTGAACTTACTTAAAGTCTTCCATTCCTCACACACAGAACACTCTAAGTAAGTAGGATTCCTGTCATGGCACTTTTCTGAATAGCTACGCTCAATCATGCTTTTCCATTTCTTATAGAATGGGTGCTGAATGGCCTTACCATCAACCATGACTGAACAACTGCCTTTAGGTAGATCATTTACCCCTACCCCACACACCAGTTTCATTTTACCTACCTTATAAACACAAAAACCCCAAAGACTACTCAATGGGGTTCATTTTATACCTAACTTTGATTAAAAGTCAATCAGAGCTTCAGCGATTCAAAGTTCTCAATATCTGACACTGCAAACCAACGCTCTTCTTTCTTATCATCACAGATACCTACCAAGAATGTTTTGCAATCTGGGTGATACTTGCTGTTACCAGCTTTGATGATAGGATCATGAACAGTACGCTGTCTGCGAACACCTTTCCAGTTGGTGTAAGTGAAAGTAACAGAACGTGTTGGAACAAAATTTTCGCAATGAACCATTGTAGTTTCCTTTTTGTATATGGTAAACCATTGTAACACGTAAAAATAAAAAAGGCCACTAAAAAGTGACCTTTCAAGATTATCTGTCGTGATTAGTGGTTAATACGGTTCAGAATTTCACCAGCAGTACCAACAACAACTTCCAGACCTTTTGACTGAGGACGGATTGTGGTGTCAATCACGTTTCGCTTACTGTCTACGATAGCCTCTACATAGTACTTGCAAGCACGCATCTTCATGTCATTGTAGTCATTTGGTACAGACACGATATCAGCAGGATCTACCAGAACCATCAGGATAGTGTCACCAGAGAAGTCTGAAACGTAATCCCAAGCACCAACATGCAGACCTTGTGAGCAAGTCTTTTCACGGCGGTCATCAACCATGTGACGAGGCATTGAAACTGTAACACCCACATCATTAGGAACCTTACCAGTACGGCTGTCAAACAGGCTGCCATTGATGGTCTTAACTTTCTTCCAACCGATAATCAAACCATCTTCAGTAATACCAACGTCGTTGTGTGCAACGAAGCCCCACAGTTGATCAACAGAAGATTTTGATGGGTTGTTCAGCAGACGCTCAAGGAACTTCAGCAGATGCTTGAATCGCTCATCACCTTCAGCCATCATGCTGAGGATTTTTGGAACAATCTTGTTACTAACAACTAGCTCACCGTAATAGATCTTGTCATTTACTACCTTCAGGGCACCTTGAGAGTAGTTGTTGATAGCAATACGCTTATCGCTCAGTTGCAGTGCTTCATCATACTTGTCTTGCAGAACAAGCTCAACAATCTTAGCAAATGCTTCGTGAGATTTGTCTACAACACGAACAACAGTACCATGAGTGATTACCACACTTGCTGGGGTGATAACAAACTTGGATGCTTGTGCTGCTGGCTGTGTAACTCCAGCCTTATCAACACCTAAGATGGTTCCACGTTGGATAGGTGCATCGACTTCTGATGCTTGCTTGATGAAGTCACTCAGACCTTTGTTCTTTGGTTTGACTTCTTTCTTAGCAGCTTTCTTAGCAGCAGCTTTTACAGTGTCTTTAGCTGTGGATTGTCCACCATTAATGAAGTCAATGCAACGACCAACTGTACGAGCTGAAGTTTTGAACTTCGTTGCAATCCACACTTTTGTATTACCTGTTTGCAGAAGGTAAGCCATTGCTTTGCAATCAGCCAGAGAGAAACCAGCAGGAGCTTTTTTGTTAGTAGACATAATCATGTTTCCTTTTGTTTAGTTGACGGGACTATATTACCCCGCCATTTTGGTTTGTGTCAATTATTTATTCAGGATTTTTTTCAGTTTGTCTGCAAATCCTGCGAAGGCCAGACAACGTTCAATACCTTTTCCAATGTATCTTGAGTCAAGATAGTAGCACCCATTTAACATTTCTGTCAAGCTGTGGAGCTGATTGACTGCTGCACGACTCTTATCCATGATAGTGTTTTGGCGCTTTGGCTTCATGTGTTCATACACTGTGCGCACTTTCACAGAGTATGCTGTTCCAGATGTGCATTGATAACGCTTAAAGAAATCGTAGAAGCGACCTAAACCAATGGCGTACATCAGCTCCTTAAACACTGTAGAACTACGCAACTCACTTTGAGTGTAATTAACCTCGTACAGAGCTTTCTGAATTAAAGCGCAGTTTTCTGTCTCATTCCATTCACGGTAGAGCTTCCCTTTGTTGATGAACTGATGGAAGAACTCATCAGATCCATATGCAACAATTTGTGTGCTAACCTTCTTCCATTCAGAAGAGTGATAACGAATCACATACACTTTCTGATTGAAGAGTGGTGACATCCCACTGGCAACATTCTGTGCATAGCTCAGACCATTCGTCTCATGGATAGTCTTGCCATTTGCATCAACAACACCATCAGCAGTGATGAATACAACAGGTAACACTTCTAGCTCATCCAGATCATCAACTGTGCAGTCACAATGCTCAAGCACTTCATCCTTGACTGTCAAGATGTTTTTCAAGGCAACACGTTTCTTCTTATCCAGTGCTACCAACTCTTTATTGTCAGAGAATTTGTGAACAACACGAAACTCTTGAGGAACCTCCGTAGTGTCAAAGAAACGGTCAATCTGGTCAGCTTGATCCTTGTGGAAGATAATCAAGTTACGTGGCTGATACTTGTCAATCATCAGGTCACGGAGACGTACAGCACGTGCTGTGACATCCTCAACAAACACCATGATGCCTTTGTACCACTCATAACCATTCAGCACCCCAAAAGTCTGCATACTCAGGTTGTGAGAAGATCGTGATCGTTTACGCTTAACACTCAAAGCTGCTCGGTCATAGAACTGGAAATCAAACTCCCGCTCATAGACTGGTACATCAACTTGCTCATCCTGCTCAACATACTGCTGAAGAATTGAGTTGTACTTGCTAACCTTTTCAGTCTTAGTGATAAACACCGGATGCCCATTCTCATCACGTTTTTGACGCTGGATGTCACGTGAGAGGTAATTCACCCACTCTTCAATAGATTTATCTTTCCATTTGAGTAATGCACTGTAGCTCTTATGAGTATCATTGTGATTACGCATCCAACGATCTGCCAAGTTAACCTGAATTGCCTGACTGTAGACCTTGATCATCTCAGAGAGTGTCGTACAAGCATCAATCTTGGCTTGCATTTCTGATAAAAGACTCTTTGTAATCTCATCAATAACTGACTGCACCTTTTTACGAGTATCATCAGTCATCTGCAACTCTTCACGAGAAGCCGCCATAGAGACTTCACCGATATTGAAGTTAATCCACAGTGCAGCACCCTGTGTAAGAAGCTTGTTTAGGATTACTGGAACCTTGTAATCAGACTGTGACAATGGATATCGGATCTGCCCCATAACAGCATACAGTCGTTGATACTCAGAGCCACGTGTCAAACGATAATCCGGCTTCTCAATGATACAGTCATGATAGTACTCACGTTCCATTTCAACACCCTCGATCTCTGGATAGATGTTGAAAGTCTCAAACACGTAAGCTGCTTCCTTAACAGTCTCACGGATGTCTTCTGACTTGATTGGGACACGGATACACAAACCATCCTCTTCATCAGTACCCATCTGACTAACCAGACAGGTTACTTGAGGAATACCATTCTCTTTGTAAATTGTGTAGATACTTTTCTTACCCTGCTGAACAGATTCAACAGTATACGCATCACAGTATGCAAATGGTGACTTACATCCAATACCCATTGCACCAATGTAGTCGTTTGAAGCATTCTTGGTACTGAAACCATAGGTCAAGTAGTTCTCCATAACCTGATCATGAGTCAGACCAAATCCGAAGTCTCGGATAACAAGATCCTGTGTAAATACGTTTGGCAGAGTGACCTTGATAGGACGGTCAGCAATACCTTTCATAACATGAGCATCAACAGCATTAGTAGAAAGCTCACGAATAACAGCACGGATCTTGTACTTGTAAATGCCACTGGACAGCAGGTGCAGCATCTCAGGAGTCATGTTAATTTTAGCAGCGGATGTTTGCATATCTGCACTAGATTTTACAACTTCACCGTGGTTATTGTTGATGATCATGCGTTTTCTTCCTTCTTGATAAAATCGTGTTCAAATACATCTTCTTGGTTGTTACACAAATCAAGTGTAAGCAACTCAGGATAGTGGTAAACATTCTTTGCAACTGCTGATAGTCGGTTTGGGTAGTACTGGTATGAGAACCAATCCAGCTCCTGTCCAATCTTCTGAGTTACAATGTTTGCAGCATCTTGTAAAGATTCTGCTTCGATATATAGGGTGCGAGTTACCACACCCCAAGTCAAACAGTATAGGCTCATTCTGATAAACCCTTTTTAGTTAACTTGAACAGCTTACTTCGCTCTTCCGTCACCAGTGAAATAAGCTTCTGAAGAATCTTGCTACTCCAATTAATCTCACCTTCAGGAACCTGACGAACGGCGTTTGCCCGAATGTTGCGCATATTGGTCATCAGAAACAGGAAACGTGTATAACGGGAATCAACTGGTTGACGAGCTGCTAGAGTATCAGATTCTGCTACCAAGCACAACACAACAGCATCACTTGGAGTTACCTGCATCTTGATCAGTGTCTTAGCCTTCAACTTGTCAAAGTCATGCACATGAGTATGATAACGAGCCACACGCTTGCACAGACGACAGATATTTTTAGGCAGACGAGATTCTTTCAAAATGCTGTATACTTGTTCTGATACCTCTTCTGAATCATGACCATGATACTTCATAGGCTCATTCTTATTAGCAACCAAAACTTTACCCAAGTCGTGACACAGTGCTGCATAGAATACCTGCTCAACAGTTGGAGTCAAGTCAGTATTTCCAGTGCGGAACATGAAACCTTTCCGGTAAATTGTCAGGGCATGACCAACAGTATCTAAGGTATGAACAAAGACATTACCTTCAGGGTGATACTTTGGATCTTGCTCCAGCTTAGGCATCTGACGAAGAGTAGCAAACAAAGGATGGTTACACTCACCAAGGTTGTATGTCACATAAGCCAACCACTTCAAGATATCTGCTACAGAACAAGTATTAACAACCTTTGACACTTCTTCATTGATGCGTTCATTACTCAGAACCTTGTGTGCGTTCTCTACACGCATTTTGTTCACAGCATAGAAGAATGCAGTCGATGGGCGCAGACCGTATTTAACTGCAAAACGGAAACCACGCATCATACGCAAAGGATCTTCAGAGAAATGCTCACCAACAATTTCTAGTGTACGGTTAGTAAGATGAATACGACCGCCAAAAGGATCAATGTATGTTTCATTTTCATCATCCAAATCAATTGCCATAGCATTCATTGTGAAGTCACGACGCTTCAGGTCATCCATCAAGGTAACACCTTCATAGACACATTCAAAGTCAGTATGACCAGCACCAGTCGAGTTTTCTTTACGTGCCAGTGCAAATTGGAAATCATGACCAAGATCAGGGTGAATAAACACTTCAAAAGCTTTACCAACACGCTGAAAGCCCTTTGCTTCCATCTGTGCAGGAGTGCTACCAACAACAGTCACATCAATATCTTTTGAGAAGATACCAAGGATCTTGTCTCGTACATATCCACCTACAAAGTATGCTTTGCAGTCTTCTGGTAACAGGTTGCGAATTGTTGTCTTGATGGATTTCATAATGTTGCTCCGTATGTAGTGTTCAGAAGTAGAAACTTTAGTGCCATGCGTAAGGGTTGACGAAGAAAATGAATCATATCACCACCACCAACTACATCTGGTGTGAGGACATCCCAATACTTCTTCTTATCTTGACGATTTGCAGTGTCTTTTACAGATTTCAGATTGAAGAGGTTTACCCGCATCATTGGTTTGTTCATATCAGAAAGAACCATAACCTGTACAGAATTTACCTCTACAATCCATGTATCTTTTGTCTTATGAACGACTTTCATTTTCCCACACTCTCCAAGCATCTTCAATGTAAAGGATCGGCTGATAACGTTTCTTGTTGATGTAAACTGCTGAATGATCAAGGTACTCGTGCCAATCTTCATACCCCCCAATAACACTCTCGTTTCAGTGAGTAGAAATCAAAAGTACTCATTTTCCACAGTTCTTCTTTCGTAAACATCAACAAGTTTGTCCTCATCAATCTATGTGTTGTATCTTACTCTTGGTCATTCAGCTTTGCAAGTGGTTTTTTGTGCTTTTCGTGCCCTTTTTTCTTCTGCTTTTTTCTGTCGATGTGTGTCGCGGGCTTGTTGAAGTCGTTGCAGTGTTTGGCTACATAGTTGTTTGAAGTTTTCATTATTCAGTATTTCCTCATAAAATTTATCTTTACTGTGACACTCAGAGGCAATCTTGTATGCTTTCAGTATCACCAAACCGTGACAGGCTTCTGGTCTACAGAAACATCCGAGACGTTTTCCCTTCAACCCCAAAACCATCTCATAGGTAATCTCACCAGCTTTGACCTTAGAAATGAAAGTATCAATGTAAAGTAAGCAGGCTTGCAGTCGAGACACTTGGTCAGTAATCGGATGAGGATTACCCCAGACAGTCCCTCTACCTATGTACACGTCATAAGGCTCTTTGTATTTATTAACAACAGTGCAAGTCGTCTTCATCGAACACCATATCATCATCCATACGAATCAGAATAGCATGAGAGCATTGCTCTTGTGCTTCATAGTAACGTTTAGTAGCCAAATCGAAAACTGTCTTCAGAGAGTTGGCACGTTTGCTTATGCGTTCAACACGTGCTTGTAAATCAGGAGAGAAGACACCTCTTTCCTTAACTTGTCGTCCAATATCACGGCAACTGTCCATCAGGTTCTGAGCAACAGAACTTTCAGGGACATACATAGTCAGTGTTTCTAGATCTTGAACTAACGCCTCAAAGTAGAACCAGTGGTATGACATAATAAAAAACCCTCACAGTGTTAACCATGAGGGCTATTCTACTCAGTTAGATTGTAAAGTCAACTATTAGATTGACTGATTAATGCGATCACGAATCTCATCAAGAGTTGATTCTGCTACACATTCACCATCAAGGTATACCAACTTCAGACAATTCAAACCTGTTGCCCATTCCTCAGTGGTCAACTGATCAACCATGAAGTACTCATTGTCATCATTTTGGCGAACAGCCAGCAAACCTTTAGCGGACTTCTTCAGGCCATTATCAGTCTTTGGCAACTTCTGCAATGGAGTGAACTCAGAGTCACCTTCCATCAACATTGCTGTGGCTTTCATAGCGTAGCCAAAGGTATCACGTGTATTGTACTGATAGGTAAAGCTACCAATACCGAATACCACGTTGTTTGAAGCAAAACCTTTCTCTTTCAAACGTTGCAGGATGATTTCAGCACGTTCAATTGTGATACTGTCCCCATAAATCAGACCAACGTGCTCATCAAGAACTGCATAACCTTTGTCTGTGTAAGTACCACCGAAGGTATCCCACAGAGTTTCAACAGCACCCTTTGCAACAGCTTCTTCAAGCTCTTCGCCAACGTAGACCTCACCACTTACTGTAGATACTTTGTAGTAACGTACTTCGCCGTGATGATTTAAAGCAATTGCTTCATAGTCACCGTCAATGATGTCCTGCGCAACCTGATGGTCATAGATGTTGTCATTAACACCAACAACTGCACGATAGTTCAGCTCAGTGTCAAGACCAGTATCATACAGCTTATAGCCACACAGGATCTTGATTGGGCATCCTGAATCTGGACGGAACACGACTTTACCATTACGTGACATAATTACATCTTTCAACTCTGAAGCCATTTTTGTGATGACACCAAAGAAGTCAAAAGTGTCAGACACATAAGACGCAATACCTTCTGGTACAATCCGTGTAATGTAGACTTCCAAGAATGCTTTTTCTGCTGTGTACAGGTCACACCCTAAACGCTTCTGCCACATTGCAATGTTCGCACATGCTACGGAGTGCTCAGTAGCCATAACTGAACCACCAATCTGATCAGTGCTGCCATAGTAAGCATCAGCAAACAAGATTGCAGGGATGGTATCAGTGCCTTTGAAAGCTGTCAGATGACCAAAACTCTTGTACATCACATCAACAGGCTGCTGCCCACGATATGAGAAGTCATGACCTTGATAGTCAACAAACTCAAGTGGAGCACCTGTCTCAATTGCAGCAGCAGTCAGTACACGCTTGTATTCACGAGCAATAGTTGCACCAACACAAGCATTCCACAGACCAGCACTCAGTACAGTTTCAAGGTAGTTAACTAACCAACCAAAACCAGCAACAGTGTTGTGAATTGTCATCACAGGTACTTTTACAGGAACTACAGAACCTTCTGGCATTGCTCTCACATGCAGTGGCAAATATCCTAGAGAGTGCAAACTTTCAAGGTGCTTTGTGTACACCTTATCTTCAGAGATATTGAAGATACGAGCCACATGCTTGCGATAGAACCTCAGAGACTTTTCCAGATCCTTATCAAAGAACTCTTGATCCCACAGTTCAGTCAACCACTTCAACAGACCTTGTAATCCAGCCATTACAGACTTACCATCGTACATACTTGAACCTTTGAAGTATGTATTTGACCGTGGTGTAAAGTTGCTGTACAGATAATTCATCTGTTCAGGGTACATTTGGCAGTGACCTACTTTGTACACGTCAGTTGCAAAATATGGCTTCAGAATGTTAGTCATGATGTCTTCCTTATACGTTACAGATTACAGATACACGTTCTTCGTAGCCGTCAGGGATATCAACCCCTGTAGAGTTTGTAGTGTAGATATAGTCAATCCCATTGTCAAGGAGTGCATCAACACCTTTTGTAAACAAGCCATGAGTGACAAACAGAGAAACAATAGTTGCACCACCTTCACGAAGCTTTGCAGCACATTCAGTAAAGGTACGGCCACCATCACAGATGTCATCAATGATCAGGCAAGGACGGTCTTTAACGTCACCAACAATCTCATAGCTGGTAATCTTTCCATCAACAGGATCACGATGTTTGAGTCCATAGACAACAGGTGCATTGCCAAAACGTTTAGCAACCTGCTCAACACGTTTTAAAGCACCATTATCAGGAGCAACTAAAGTGTAGAAGCCTGTAGCAATTGCCTGCACAAGTCCACGTGCTCGCGGTTCAGGAGCATCAGCCAGCATGTGACAGACAGAGAATGACTTATCAACAAGTGTTTCAGATGCCAAGCTGTGAGCATCACAGGTGAAAACGTTATTAAAACCTGCACTCAATGCTGCATGGTACACTTTAAGCATGTTGACATCACCCTCTGTAGCAACACGGTCTTGTCGTGCACTTGGGTAGTATGGACACATAAGGTCAAGACCTTTAGCCAGTGTCTCTGTTTCAATGTACTGACGAGCAGCTTGAACAATAAACACATCAGCAGGAGTCATAACACCAATAGCCAACAGGAAGCGTCTCTCACCACTCTCAACTGGTAAGCGAGATTCTGTGCTGAAACGTACAGTCATCTCACCAGATGGGAAGTTAATAACTTCGTAATTGAGGGCATACTTGGTACAATCATGCATAAAGACCAGTTTCATATCTGTTACCTTCTTATTTAGAGTTAAGCAAAGATTTGTGTTGTGCAATCATGTAACACTTACGGCACATGGATTGGTATGACTCGTTTCCGCCAATCTGCACAACATCACCGTCAACAACCATATCTCCATTTGCAGACATTCTAGCATTCATTGTAGCCTTACGTCCACAACTACAGATGGTTTTCATCTCAACAATTTTGTCAGCCAGCTCAAGTAGACGCTTAGAACCTTCAAACAAATGACTTTGGAAGTCTGATTTTAAGCCATAGCACAGGATTGGAATATCATTCTGGTCACAAATCATAGCCAGTCCTTCAACTTCCCATGCAGATAAGAACTGACACTCATCAACAAGGATGCAGTGGTACTGACCAGTTGCTGCTCTTTCATACAGCTCAGGAATGAAATTGTGACCAGTACCAAACAACAGATCAGGTTTTCTTGTCAGGCCAATTCGTGAATTGATCAGAACATCTCCTGCACGATTGTCCCCTGCATAACCGACTACAAGGACTTTCATCCCACGTTCGGTATAGTTGTGTGCAGATTGGAGCAGTGACGTGGATTTACCAGCGTTCATTGCAGCATGATAAAAGAATAGTGAAGACATAGTTAAACCTCAAATGAAAAGGAGTGTTAAGCTGATACCTAATGCAAAACTAGACACAGAATTTCTCATCAGTTTTCCTTAACAACGTTGTGGTCAGGTTTGCAGATATAATCACCAATCCAGTACATCTCTAACAACTCACTCTCAGTGAGCAGGATAGCATTACCCTTATCAGTGATCACTTTGTAGATAGAACCACCATACTTGTAATGGTCTTGGATATCAGCAATGAATCCATTACCTACACGGCGACCATCTTTAGTACACAACTGTGCGCCAACTACTGGCTGTTTTGTAATATTCAACCCCGTTGCCCAATCAGGAAGACAGTGTGCTTTATAGTTTTCCATATTATAGTTGTCCATATCAGATGACCTTCAGTATTTTGTAGGTGTTTGTAATTTGCTTATTTTTCAAATCTTTGTGTGAGTGTTTTTCAATTATCTTATTCCACACCAGACTTCGTATACAGCCACTAACTGTTTGGTATTCGAGTCCAGTCTTTTTTACGATCTCATTGTAAGAGATGGATAGTAGCTGACCGACCCGCTTACCGGACTTTATAGCATCATAAACTAACTTACGATTCTTTTCCATAGCGGCTTTCATCCTTATTCAAATTGTGACGGTTAATGTGTTCACGTAATTGCTCTTGATAATGAGCAACAGCCTTCTCATGGAACTTAATCAGGCCACGTAAGCGTTCTTCTTCTCGCTTGATATCTTCAAGAGTTTTCATTTTTTGTCTTCTCCAATTGGTCAACCATCCAGTAAAGTAATCGGTAGCGTAGCATACTATGATTAGAATAGCGCCACAAGGTATTTGTGCAAGTATTACGAGTGTATGCCTCTACAGCACTATCAAATGACCGATCATCCTCATTAGCTGGAACAGGGAATGCATAGCTTCCAGTTGAAAGAGGCCAAGCCAGCATTAGCTCATGTAGTTGTTCCTGCATCTCGGAACTATACCCACTTTTCACATCCACATAAGCGCAGATTCCAGTTGATGGACACTGTTCTGCTGTAACCTCATCAAGCAATTGTTTCAGGATCTCTAGTAAAGTCATACCCGTTTCTCCAACTGTTCAATCATCCAGCTCAGTAATTGTTTACGCAATTCAGCATGTTCATTATCACCCCATAAAGTCCGGTTAGCTGCATGGAAATGGTAAGCACTGTTAGCTTCATCAAATGATGGGCAATCCTTAAAAGCTGGTACAGGAAAACCTTTTGATCCAGTAGATAGCGGCCACTGCATCATCAGATTTCGCATCCGGTGATACACACTCCGGTAAGTGCTATCGTAATAACAGTTAACGCTAACATAACTGCAAATACCAGATAGTGGGTATTTACCTTCTGAGACTTCCTGTTGCAACTGCTTCAAAGTTGCTAACAATACTGCATCAACGTTTAACATTTACCGATTCCTCTAAAGTTTTGATCAACCAAGCTAACAACTCTCTGCGTAGCTCTGCATATTCACCAGTCAGCCACATCTCATCTGGCTCGCTGTATTGGTATTTCCTTAATGCAGAGGATCTAACATCTTCCATACCGACCTGATTGCGTGCTGCTGGCACAGGGAAATCTTTTGACCCACTTGATAGAGGCCATTGCAGCATCAGCTCCTTGAGTCTATCCTTAGTTGAATCACTACATGCTGAACAGATCCCATACCAACCGTTAAATTCTTCAATGTAGATGAATCCACGATTTACAGATTCAGTAACATGGTGCTGTAAATCAACCAACTGCCCAAGTAGTCGCTTATCAATATCCATTTTTCATCACCTTAATAGTTACCTTGTCCATATCTGCCTCACAGTTCTTTTCTAATGAAAAGACAGTATTTGCTGCTTTCATGAAGTCAAGTTTTTCAGTGAACATGTGACGCTCATTTGGAAATGCAATGACTGTACCAGAAATCAGTGCAGCACCTTTTGGAGTGACCTCATCAGGAGTGAATGAGAAAACTTCTTTCTCACCGACTAACTGATTGATCTTCTTAGTCCGAATAAAATGTTTTGCATATTCTGGCTTCAGAGTGTACTGACAAGTTGTTTTGAACTCTAAACGACCAGCTCCAAAACATGCGATGCTGCCAATCTTTACACCGTTGTTGATACTTTTCATTGCATTTCCTCCTGTTAAAGTTTAAAGTCGCCAGTTCGGTACTTATCACCGATAAATTTCAGCATAAGGTTCTTCTTTGCTGTTGCTGCCTTGTATGACACTTCTCGACCAATCAGTGTACCATTGATCCTAACTGAGAACATAAGCACTCCAAGTACACGTTCAAGCTTAATCTGTGCTTTCAATTTGCGTTGCATAGTACCTCCTGTGCTTCAATGTGGAGAACTATACCGTAAACTGATCAGTAACGTCAACACCTTTATGATAGATTTTTTGATTAGATGATCCTCGGAATGAGAGTTTCAGGTCTTTCAGCTCTTCTACAAACTCACCATCAACTAGATAGTCAACATAATTATCAACAATAGCTTTCTTCTTAGAACTGAGTTGGATCTGCTCAAGTGTATCACCTGTCCACAGCCACACTGTTTTCTTAGGCAGTCTGTGCTTGATTCTTCTCAGAAGATTGTAGATGTCATTGACATTACCGTTGGCTAACGGATCACCACCAAGAAGAGACAAACCATCAATGTAGGGCTTATCAAGTGCCTGAATAAGACGCTCTTCATCTTCAATGGTGAACAACTTACCAACCTTGTAGGATTGTGAAAGCTTATTGAAGCACCCCTTGCAACGGTGATCACATCCTGCCACAAACAGTGCAACACGGATGCCAGTACCATTAACAACATCCTGCTCAATCATTTCTGTGTAATTCATTTTTCTATCTCCAATAAAAAACCCTGTACAAGAATAACCTGTACAGGGTTCAGTTTCAAACCATATTAAACTGGTTGCCCTTCAAAGGACTTCATATGTTTAACACGGCGGCGTACTTCGTTTTGCTTACCATAGTTGAATGGTCTTGCATCAGGTGCTGACAGATACCCACACACACGGCGAATAACTGACATTGTACCCTCTTCGTGATTTCCACAGCTTGGACAGGTGTATCCTTCATTTGATGCTGTAAACTCACCTTTGTAGCCACACTTGTAGCACTCATCAATCGGTGTGTTAGTACCAAAGTATGGAACCTTATCAGCAGTGTAATCCCAGACAGCTTCTAAAGCCTGTGGGTTCTTGACCAGATTAGGGAACTCAACATAGTCAATGAAACCACCATTCGAGATACTTGCAAAAGGTGCTTCAAAATCAATCTTTTCAAATGGTGTTGCGAAGTGATTCACATCCAAATGGAAAGAGTTTGTGAAGTATTCCTTATCAGTAACTCCCTCAACCATGCCATGCTTCTTGACAGTCAAACGTAAGAAACGATCACACAGGTTTTCTGAAGGTGTACCGTACAAGCTGTATGCAAAACCTGATTCTTTTTTCCACAGGTTAGTAGCTTCACGCATACGCTCCATGATCATCATTGCAATATTCTTGGCAAATGCATCATCAATTGGTGCTTTACCAGTTAAAGCCATGACAGTCTCATGCAGACCAATATAGCCAAGGGAGATTGATGCACGACCATCCTTAAACAGATCCAGTACATAATCTTCAGGATTCATACGAACCCCTAGAGCACCCTCACAGTACAGGATTGGTGCTACCTTAGCCTGAACAGTCGAAAGTCGCTCAATGCGTGTCTCAAGGGCTTTATGGCACAGCTCTAAACGTTCATCCAGCAGGGTGAAGAACTGATCAATGTCACCATTCGCATCAAGTGCAACCATTGGCAGGTTAAGACTGATTACACCAAGGTTGTTACGACCTGCATAAACTTCTTGACCGTCTTCATTCTTCCATGTACCTAAGAAGCTTCGGCAACCCATTGGTGCTTTGTATGCTCCGGTATTCTTCACAATCATTTCATAGTTCAGAATGTCTGGATACATACGATTAGTAGCACACTCAAGAGCAAGCTGCTTAATGTCATAGTTAGGATCTTCTGGACGGCGGTTCACACCATCTTTCAGTCCAAAGACCAGCTTAGGGAATACTGCTGTAGTACCCTTTGCACCAAGACCTTTCAGACGATTCAACAGGATGCTTTTCTGAATCAGTCGAGACTGCCACGAAGTCCCCATACCAAAACCAAAGGTAGTAAACGGTGTTTGACCATTTGCAGTGTGTAGAGTGTTGATCTCATACTCTAAAGATTGCATAGCGTCATACACTTCTTTCTCTGTGCGAGCCATAGCATATGATTCTGGTTCTGGGATATTCCACTCACGTGCAACCTCTAAGTGCTTCTCATAGCTGAGTGTAACATATGGTGCGAGAACTTCATCAATACGATCAATAGAATTACCACCATAGATATGCGAAGCCACCTGTGCAATAATCTGAGCTGTAACCGCTGCTGCTGTTGCAATCGACTTTGGTGATTCAATTTCAGCATTACCTAAGCGGAAACCATTTTTCAACATTCCACCAACATCAATCAACATACAGTTGAACATAGGGAATGCTGGTGCATAATCCAAGTCATGATAGTGCAGTACACCTTCAATGTGAGCTTGTGCAACATCACTTGGCAGGATGTGTTTTAAGGCCAGCTCTTTTGATACGATACCTGCCAGCAAGTCACGCTGAGTAGGGATAATCTTACTGTCTTTGTTAGCATTCTCGTGCAGGATCGATTTATCCTTTTGCATCAGCAGACCTTCAATGTTCTTGAACAGGTCAGATTTCTTATCACGAGCCACATCACGTTGGTGACGGTATTGGATGTAAAGACGTGCTACATCATGCAATCCACAAGTCATCAAGGCATCTTCAACAAGACGCTGAATCTCAACAATCTTCCATACCTTTTCAGGATGTTCTTGTACAGACTCATCAACAATTGCAGTTACAGAGGCAATATCCAGAGGATGAACATCACCAAGTTCCTTGGCTGCTTTCTGGATTGCATTAGAGATACGGTTCAGATCATAGTCAACAATGTGACCATCACGTTTTTCAATTTTAATCATTACTTCACCCTTTGATTAATAGCATCAGGTAGTTATTTAATAATCTTCTTCAACTCGCGTACAATGTACTCTTCAGTGTTGAAGTGATTCCAGTTTGCTGTTACCAACTGAGCACCATACTTATCACAAATCTGTGGGAGAACTGCTTCATGGAAATTGTGAATGTCACGGATATAGCTCAGATGAGTCCCTTCTTCTTCAGGTCTTGCACGTTTCACCATACGTTCCCACACAATCTTAGGATCTGTGCGCAGGTACACGATAGCATCAACTTGAGGATAGTCTTTCAGACGATCAATGATATCATAGTAGTAGCCAAGGTATGAAGCATCTGGACGCTCCATGCTCAACATGTTTGCTTGACAGAAGACAACATCACTGTACAGTGAACGTTCGATCAGATAATCACCATCTGGCATAGTCTTGAACAGTTCTGAACGTTTGTTGGTGATGTACATCTGAAACTTGATACGCTTCGCAGAATCATTTGGATTTTCTGTAAAGTCTTTCAACAGTTTCAGGAACATTGGATCATCAACAGGTTCTTGGATAGGTGTGAAACCGATACGCTTTGCTAACCGTGGCAGTAAGGTTGACTTACCAGCGCCGATATTGCCTTCAATTGCAACTACTCTCATGATTGTACCTCGTATAAATGAAAAGGAGTCCTTCGTAGGGAACTCCTTTTAGAATACTATGAAAATTGATCTGTGTCAATTTCTAAGTTACAGTTTGTAGATGTAAACATTGGAGTTGCTAGTGCGGACGCGATTGTAGTCACCTTCAATGTTGATGTAACCTTTGCTGATGTCTTTGATAACACCCTTCATCAACGGAGAGCGAGTCAGTTTGTATCCAGCTCGTGCATACAGAACTTTATCACCTACATTCAACACTTTACCTTCAATGTCTTCTACTTGAATTTCATTTGTCATGACGGGCTGCTCTTCTTTTCATTCCAATCCAGATATCATCTTTACGCTCTGTTCCAATGAACATCAGACCATCTGGAATAACTTTGCCATAAACATTACGGTGAGTTTGCTTCATCTCAGTAATGTCCTTTGTAATATCCAACCCAAAGTGATATAGCGCAGCTCTTAACGCATTCTTGTTGTATTCAAGAGTTTGTTCAGTAGCACCCTCCATAAGAGGGTGCTCTGCGATCACTGAGAAGGAAACATTATAGTTACCTTTAATGATCATTGTTAGATTCCTGTGTGCTCAGTCAAAAACTCAAACACTTCGCTCGGAGAGAGCGGTGTCATATTCTTAGGACATAGTACACTCTCAACACCATGTTCGTCAACAAAAATTATGCTACCGTATGCACATACATTAAGTGTTTTACAGAAATCCAGATCAGCTTTGCTTGTTTCTGGTGTCAGCTTTTCATATTCAATCCCAGACGCATCTAATGCTTCCTCTGAGGCTGAACACAAACCACACTTATCACGCCAAACAAGATAAACACTGTATGGAGTATCTGGTTTAGGAGTCAGGTCAGTAAGGTCTGCATTCACATGGTCTGGGAACTTCATAATCTTGTCATCGTGGATACGATGTACAGAGAAGTGACCATTACTTTCAACAATACGACAAGCCACACCTTTCTCTGCATAATGCTTGGCAACGTCTTCTGCCACAACCTGATACTTAGTGTACTTACGGTCGTTTGATGCAAAAATGCGGTTCATTGCTTCTTGATGATCGTGCTGAACCATCATTGCCAGACCTTGCACAACAAACTCTAAATCACAGATTTCAGAAATCAGTGTTGAAAGGTCACGATTCCGGACTTCAACCTGAACTTCTTTCAGTTCTTCAGCAATACGTTCGAGTTGATTGTCAATGCTTTTCCAATATGCCTTGCTGCCAACTGGTTGTACATTTTTGCCACAGTTCTTGTGCCATTCAATTACACGTTGTAGGTTACTCTTTTGCATCTTCTACTGCCTCTTTAATTGGGTTCAGTGCTACTTTAGCGTTTTCCAGTCTTGCACCTTTCTGTTCCAGAACAGATGTGGTGTTATCAACATTGGCTACTTCTTCTTGGAGAGAAGCAATTTGGTCTACCAGAATCTCACGATATGATTCAAGGTCAGCCATTGCTGTTTTGTTTGCTTCGATTGCTTTATCAATAGCTTTTTCAGCTTTTTCGTGTGATACCTGTGCAACAGTCTTACCACCAAACATAAAGATGTTTGCAATCTTACGGATCAGTTTCATGATACTTCCTTTGTGAGAATTTGCTTAATACGTTGAGCAGCAACCTTAGAAAATTCCTTTGGAATAAACTTAACTGCTGCAATATTCCCATTGTAGAATAACCGTAGCTTGTCGTCAAGCTTCCGATACATCACATCGAACTTATGTTGTAAATTAGCTTCTGCATAATACAAACCACCACGTGTGCGGTATGTCTCGATCATGTAGAACTCAAAGTTCTCTTTGCCAATTGCTTCAATGTCCGCATTAAGGTACTTACAAGAGCCTGTATAGGACTCCCATTTAGAAGGCTTGATAACCTTCTTTCTGTTCTTTCTGCCAGTAACCTTGATATGACTTTCAGACCAGAACTGTTTTTTCCCAATGTAGAACTGTCCAGTTGCTTTATTATGAATTAGGTACACAAACCCAAACAGTTCGTTCAGGTTAGTGACCTCAGAGAAAGCCTTCCAGTGGCTCCCTGTGACGTTTACTAGACTCATTAATACTCACACCTTAATGTACTTAGAAAGTTTAAACTCATCCTTCGGAGAGCGTTCCTGATAGGCTAACCAGATATGCTGCTCCATTAGTTTGTGATAAGGGATTGTTAGGTCTTGACCATCCCACGATTTGTATGTGAACTGATCACCTACCTTATCCTTATAGAATGTCAGCATTAGCTCTAAACATTCCTGCTTAGTCTTGCATGTTTGGATAAGGTCATAAGCCCCTTTAGCGCCAACACCTTTCAGACCTAAATAACCATCAGCACGGTCGCCAGCCATAGCCTGAAGCATCAACCACTTGAAGCCCATACCAATGTATTTCTTCTTGATAGGACAGTACCACAAGTCACCCATACCCTCTTTGTCATGAGCAATCCAGAACTGACGCTTATCTTTGTCATACTTCATATTGACCATGTATGTTCCTTCAGCTTGCTGAAGATCCTTGTCAATACTCATGATGAGGCCAGTCTTTCCACACTTCTCTGCCTTGGCAATTACAATGGCATCTGCTTCAAAACCACCCTTCAGGACTTTGAACCCTTGAGTCACCAGCCAATCACGGCAAGCATCTAAGTGTGTTGGTGTTTCAAGATTTGCTCGGTTCCCCTGATAACGGTTTTCAATGCCTTCAATGTCCTTATTCTTGTGAGCACCACGCTCAGTAAGGTATCCCTCAAAGTGCTTGATATTTTTTCCCGCAGTTCTGATGTAGTCATTCAAGACTGATTTGGTGAGTGCTAATGCAGTAGAGACAGGATTGACTTTCTTGTAACTGATGCGCTCCCAATCGTCAGGATTACCATAACCTAGAGAGTCTAAGTCAGATAAAAATTGAGCAGCTTCTTTTGCAGATTTAAGTTCTTCAGACTTCTCACCAGTATGCTTGTTAACCATCTGATAGAAAGTCTTTTCAGCAGCACATGCACCAGCGTAAGCAATAGGATCACCATCAACGAATGCAGAGGTGATTGACGATGGTACAGTGTTGTGAATGGTTACGTTCTTTAGTGACATTACAAATTCCTTTATAGAAAAAAGGGAGTCTTTTCAGACCCCCTCTGTATTATGACTTAATTATGATTACTCAGTTTCCCAATCATCATCATCGTCGTCATCATTGTCAGAACCGGATGGGGAGTTACCAGCATCATCGTCATCTGTGTTGATGTCGTGACCTTGGCCTTCACCTTCGTAATCTGCGAAACCTTCGTAACCCAGATCATCCATCTCATCTTCCTTGATAGAGGAAGCAGCACCACCGTTGGATTGAACTTCAACCAGCTCACGAATAACGATCATGGTTGGAATTGGCTTGGATTCTTCACGATTGTTGTCGGTATCTTTGTAGAAGTGAGCCTTGATAATCATGTCACCCACAGTACCGTTACCAATCAGGATATCTGGAATCAGACCAGAGAATTCCTTACCAGCTTTTGAATCAACCTTCTTCATAGGGTACTTAACAACAGTACGACCTTCCAGCTTACCAACTTGCAGAGTGTGTTGGAACTCATTCCACTCACCTTCTGGGTAAGAAGCGTGACGAGTCAGTTTCAGGATGTAGAACTCATCGTCATCAGATGGTGCAGGGATCTTGTACTTCTCTTCAAAGTCTTCGTTATCAACACGGTTGATGATGACCTTACCAGTGAACAGCTTCTTCAGCTCTTTTGCAATGGTCTTGTTGATAATTGCTTCAGCAGCATACTCACGATCTTTGAAGAAGCGGTCGCGGTCGCCTTTCTTTTTCATCTTCAGAGATGGGACTGTTTTAGTGTACAGCATCATGGTGTTCTGAAGTGCAACACGAACAAATTCTTTGCTCTTGTAAGTTTCGCTTTTCAGTTGAACCATTTTTACGTTTGCTGGATTAAAAGTCATCTTGGTATCCTTTATAACTATGTTTTCAAGAGGTTTTCAGTATAAGCCCCTTTTCAGAGGCTTTCAAGAACTTTTTTGAAGCTTAGATAAGACCTTTACGCTGCTTATCTTTACGAGTCTTACCGATACGTGGACGTGGATGAGAGCGGTCTACCCAACCATCAGTCTCTTGACGTTCTACTGGTTTGAACTCTTCATTGATTTGCTTCAGTTTTGCAGCCATGATTCTATACCTTTTTTAAAGTGCTTGTCAAAAATTATTGTGCAGCTACTGTCTTACGAGGACGGCCACGGCGCTTTTTCTTTGGAGCGCGAGACTGCTCAATCTTTGCTTTCTGAATTGCAATACCACGAGCAATGAAAGCAGTAACTTTTTCCATACCAGCCAGAAGCTGATTGTCTTTCAGAGAAGGTTTGAAAGGTTTTTCGCCACGTAGGGCATTCATTGTAATAACAGACATATTCAACTCCTGTTTAGTGAATGTCTTTGTCTCAATCAGTGTTTACATACTAAAACTTTGAATTTGTGAAGTCAACATCTTTTTCAAATTATTTTGCTTCAGCATGTTTTCTGTAAAACTCAACAGCTTCTTTGCAGACAATGATATCACTAGGATATAGTGGTCTGTCAAGGTAAAGATGTGTCATACCTGTCATACGAGATAACATGGTGTAGACTTGACCAGCAGCAAAAGCACCGTAGCCAAAGTCTACAACAGCACCATCCATTGAAGCACCTTGAGCTTTGTGAGCAGTGATGTAGTCACACTGTCTCAATGGTAGTTGACTATACCGACCGACAGTCTCTTTGTCAACAACATCAATCATATCATACATGCTCAAACCGCGATCATCCATCTCTTTTGGAGTGAAGATTTCACAAGCTGGCTTTTTAGTTGAGGTGTACTCAATGTTTTCCCACGTGTTTGCACCAATCACAACCTCGTGACCATCATCCATCTTGACAACAACCTTGTCAGTTGCACACTGCTTGACTGTTCCACAAGACCCATTTGAGAAGTCTGGGGTGTTGATTAGCGTCATAACTCGCAAGCCTTCTTTCAAGACTAGCTCACCACTGACTGGCTTATCCTGATCACGGAAAGCCCCTGTGGTCATTGCCTTGTAGTGCCAAGCCTGATTAGGGTTACGGCGAAGCACTCGCAGATTGCCACGGTCTACTTCCTTGTTTGTTGTAACAATTGTTGTGAACTTGTGAGCATCTGGAATATCAACAACACGCTGATTAAAGAATGCAATAGCTTCTTCAAGGTTCTCACCAAAACGAATAGCATCAAGGTGACGCTTCATCTCTTTATCTTCAGTGCGCATACTTTCAGTCAGTGATACCACATTGAAGTGACCTTCATAGAAAGATTGTGTCTTGAAGAAAAACTCTGAACCATACTCAGCAAACAACATTTCAGCTTCCTGTGTACCATGCTTTACAACAGGAGGAAGTTGAAAGATGTCCCCAGACAGGATTACTTGCAGCCCACCAAAAGGCTTATTGTTACGGTAGATCTGACGAAGGCGCTGGTCAATACATGTAAAAGTATCTGAGCGGCACATACTGATCTCGTCAATAACAATACGCTTAATAGCTTTCTTGTTACGCCACAACTTTGAGAATGCCTTCGTAGTATGGCGTAGCCAGAACGTATCAGGGAACCCGATAGGTAATGCTAGAGCACGGTGAGCAGTCATACCACCGATGTTTAGTGCAGTGATACCAGTCGTGGACATGAATATTGTCTCATGACCAAAATCCTCACGAATACGGCGAATCAGGAAGGATTTACCTACACCGCCACCACCAAGCATCAGAACATTCTGACCTGATTGGATAGCTTCGTAGCAAGATGCCTGTCCAGCATTCAGTGTCAATTTTACAGCAGAAGCAACTTTATTGTATTGCATGAGATTCCCCTCTATAAAAAACAATGAGGGCGATTATACGCCCCCAGATTAGTAAGTCAATCAGTAATCTTTACCGCGATCAATTACAAAGTCTTCAGTGGTGTCACCATAACCCAATGCCTCGTCATCGTTCAAGGCTTCCTCAATATCACGAGGATCACGACCTTTCTCTAGTCGTCCTGTCTCGCCGTTGTAATAGGTGAATCCAGCCAGACCTGTGCTTTTACCGTGACGGCGACACTTGGAAAGCTTAATCATCGTAGTGTTCTTGATGATAGCATTCTCGTGCAGCTTGTTACGAGACAATAGGATATTGTTCATAGAGATCTGGAAGTATGCACCAGAACCTTTGATATCCTCTTCAGAAATCTCAGCACCTTCTGAGTTGGCCTTCTGACCACCACCATTCTTACGAACGTGACAGACGTTGATATGGGCGTAACGGTGACGTTTAACACGGTTCAGAATCTCTGACAGGATTTCGTCTTCGTTTGTGTCAGATCGTGACAATGCCAATGTTACTGGATCGAGAACAATCATCTTACAGTTCAAACCCATAACAAGGAAGTCAATAAACTCCAACAACTTCTCAGCGTTTACCGCACCCTGATGGTCGATGATATGAATTCTGTTACCTTCAGAAAGTTCTGAGTGAGCCTTTTCAATAGCGTCCCAATCTCGCTCTTCCCAATCAATCTCGTTCAGTTGTGTGTTCATGTGAACTGAGCAAAGCATTTCCATCATCTCTTCATAGGAGTCTTCCAGAGGGATGATGCCAATGTTGTAGTCAGTGTCTTTCCAAGCCTTGTAGATCATCTCACGAACAAATGCTGATTTACCAACTGAAGATGCAGCAGCAATTGTCGTAATCTCACCAAGACCAAAACCACCATAAGTCTTAGTATTCAGATCACCAAAGCTTTCAGGAAAAGGGATGACAGGAATCTGACCACGCTCCTTCATTGCTTGAAAACCAGATGCAAAAGATCGCACACCTGCTGGGCAGTAAGACTCAGCATTCCAGATCATCTGCCAGAAAGCATCGCATACAGCGTTACGCATTTCTGTGGATTTTGTTGCTTTCCACATATCTGACAAGTCTTTGATGCTGTCAGGATATTTCATCAGACGAACTTTGTTAGCTGGAAGTACTTTCAAAGCTGCTTCACAGAGCTTACGGCCAGCTTCATCATTGTCCATGCACAGGTAGATTTCTTCAAATGAGTTGATGAACTTGAAGTTACTCTGAATACCTGCAATGTTAGCGCCAGAAGGCATTGATACAACACAATAGTTATCAATGTTCTTGGCCTTCTTCTCAAGGATCAGTCGAGCTGTCATACAGTCGATTTCACCTTCCATGATGATTAGTCGTTTACGGTTGGCAACTTTTGCATACAGCCACTCACCAAACATCACAATTTCACGACCAACATCGCCAATCTTACCAGAGAAGTTTTTAAGTTTGCCTAACAATTCAGGCTTCTTCTTAACCTCACGGTGATACTCTTCAAAGCGACTACGGATACGATATCCAACATGGTGATAGGTCATTGAACCTTCATCTAACAAGTATGTCGGATAGAAGTGTTTGTCAATGTCACCCTTTTCATCAACATCTACGTGAACACCGAACAGCTCCAAGATACGAGAAGGAAGTTTACGATCACGTAAGTCATCAGCAGCAAGGTCATCACGGACAGATTCAAGAGTATATCCGTGCCATTCTGTTGTAAGTTCTTCTTTTTTAGGTTTACTTTGTGTCATAGCTGCCTCGTTTGTGTCAGGGTTGTAATCAGGAATAGCATGACCGCAACTCCAACAAGTGAAACTATATGAACCATCATCATGCAAATAGACAGCACCTGCATCAGAAGATCCACAACCTTCTGCTGGACACTCGGTGTGATACTGGAATTGCCCTTTTGTTTTCTTTTCAAACTTTGCCATTACAACCTCTGAACTAAAAAGGGGACGAATCCCCTCATCTTATCTTTTACTTTGCTTCTGTGAATGCTTTTGCAAAGATCTCACAGGTGAGACGACCACATGCAAAGTCTGGATCATTCTCTTTGTTGTTTAGTGTGAAGTCAATCATATTTTTTGACAGACTTTGCTCAGACTTGTGAGCATCAACCTTGCGCAGATTGTTTGAATCGCGCTCTACCCAACCTAAGATATCACAGACTTTTGCCTCATCATCAAAGCGTACATCAGGGATGAAAACAATGTCATGGCCTTGAGACAGTCGCATCTCATTCAGGGTGTGATTGATATCATCTACCCAGATGGTTGACTTGACTGCACGGCAGCAATCTGTACCAAGCAACTGATACAAACGTCTTGGAGAAATAACTAAAAAGTGTCCTGTTTTGGAAGAGCAGAACTCTTTATTCTTCAGGATGATGTTATAGAAATTCTCCACCATTGCAGAGATCTGCTTCTTAGTGCAGACATGGCTCAGGTAGCTGTCAAAGGTAGAATGCACATACTTGCGTTGAATTTGCATCATACGCTTATTGTTGATACCAGAACCAATCAGTTCAGTCTCCATTGGAGTCTGCTTCAAGTTATCTGGCGGATATCCATCCCAACCTACAAGGTTATGAGCCAACTCTTTCAGAGTGTCTGCAAAGTGAATGATTGAACAAGACTTTGTTGAACGTGATGCATACAATTTTGCCAGTGTATCTTTACCAGCACCAGCAAGACCAGCTAAACCAACAACTAACATATTACTTCTCCCCAAAGAAACTAACAAAAATTTTCTGAAGTTCTTCTTCAGACACGTTAAGCAGGTAATGATTCAAGAACGTTACAATGTTCTTTGTAAAGATCTTTTGAGCCAAGGCCAGATTAGCCATGCTTACAGCAAAGATCGCTTTCTTCCCAAGCTTTTGTTCTGTAAGCAGGGAGAAAATGAATAGCTCATTTATCCAGTAAGACCCTCCAACAATTGCAGGAATACTGTCTCCAAAGATACTTAGCAGACCACCTGTGAAGAATTCCTCGACAGATTCCTCATCATCCATATCAACAACCATACCAGAACTAATGGTATCTGTAGCAACCTCAAACAAGGCTGAATTGCTGAATCCGTTCTGTTGGAGATCGTAGAACACTGCATGAGCTGTTACTGGATCACCAATAATCAATGACTTTGCTAAAATCACAAACATCACGTGTTTGATATGGTCAGCTAAACCATCAGCAGTAGAGATATCCAGTTGAACGTCATGCATAGATGCCAACATAGCAATTGCTTCAGCACCTACTGAGGTCTTTTGCAGGTTTTTATCCTTTTCAAAGTTGTCACACATTGCTTGAAGGTTTTCAACCTTTCTGCCAAGCACCTTTTCAGTACCTTCGATGATTGTCTCGAAGATCTCTTTATACAAGGTGTTTACTTCTTTCATCTTCAATCTTCTTCTGTCTTGATAAGAATAGTGTTTCAGGACTTTTGAAGTCCATCTCTTTCAGAACTCGTGGTGTGTAGTTTCTACTCCATCCGTCTGATGCATTGGATAGTACTCTGTTCAGTGTTTCTATGTCAATGCCTTTTTGCAGGTTAGCTCTCAAGTTTTCAATCAGGATGAGAGTGTCCTTCCACTTTCGTCTGTCTAGGGATGCAGCTTTCAAGTCAAAGTACAGGTCAATGATCATCTCTTCTGTGTAGTCCTTACTCATCTCAATCTCATGCTGAAGGTCTACCATTTTAGTGTGATAGTGATTGTACTTTCGCTGCGCTTCTCTCTCCAACTCGACAATACTTTCAAGAGTACTGTTCAGTCCAACTAGAAGTGGGTGAACGAATAGAGTTTTCATAACTGATCAGATTCCTATAAATATTACATTATTATTGATCTCTTATTCTATTAAAGATGATCTTTAAAAGATATCCTTTAAAGGAATCTCTAAAAGAATCCTGTAAAGTACGGATTCAGGATACCATATGATCAAAACTCAGTCAACTCTTGTTTAAATCTGGTTTAGGTGATAGAATACGATTTCTTACATAGGAGAAATACAGATGCCAATTATGAGACAAAATGTTAGTGGACGAGGCCGAATCTTGGTAGGTGATACTGAGAACAACGGCTTACTGCTGACCTATGATCAGAACTGGCTCATTGCATTTATTGACCGTAATACAAAAGAAATCTTTGTTTTTACCGATCAGTATGTTGAGCCAAATCACAAGTACGCTGGTCATGTTTGTGGTTCTATCAAGGAAGGTGTCAAGTTCGCAATTGAAGCTGAACGTGTGACCATTCACAACATTATGGGTTACGACTGGTGGATTTTCAATGCCATTGCTCCAGACCTGTGGAACATTGATACATGCCCACCTTGGAGTCCTAAGCTTCAAGATACACTTGTTCAGTCACGTGTTCAGTGGTACGACCGTCCTTGCCCTCGTGGTTACAAAGGTACTCACGGTTTGGCTGCATGGGGTTATCGTGTAGGTGTTCCAAAACCTGAGATCGAGGATTGGACAAACTGGTCACAAAACATGTTGACTCGTGTTGTTGATGATATTCGTATCAACGACCGTGTTGCAGATGCTCTTGATCAGGAACGTGCAGAGTTGATCAGTATCGGTGTAGACACTGTTGAAACTTATGAGCGTTGTAAGCAAACACAGTTCTGGCAGACTCAACAAGAGATCAATGGTTGGTTAGCTGACCAAGATAAGATGCGCAAGTATGCTGATGAGTTTTCTGCACAAGCTGAAGCTCTAGCAGCAGATATTGAACCATTGCTGCCAATGGCTGTTATTCACCCTAGCAAGATCACTAATGAAGAGTTTCGTGACAAGTGGAATGCCTTAGCTGATACGATGGAATCTGTAGGGTACAGCTACCGCCGCTTAGTCAAGATTCCTCCAACACGATATGACATCGTTGTTGTTAAGGGTGAGAATGTTAAGCGTGCTCGTAAGACGCTTGCAGGCTGCACTACAAGCTTCCTGAACATTGGTGATGTAACTGCATACGTTATCAAGAATATCGCAACTGAAGAGATTCTGAATGGGTTCAGCACCGATAAGATCAAGATTGCTCGTGAGCATTTGAAGAGTTTAGGTCTGTCCAGTGATTGGAAAGTCGTAAAGACTGTCACGCACGGTGTTAAAGGTTACAATGCCAACATCTGTAAGGCATTTGGTCTGCAACCTCAAGACTGGTTTGATCCTGAGAAGCAACTTATTGCAGGTGCCTTTACAAAGATTACTTTTGAAGCTACTCGCATGAGTCAACCTGATGCAGTTAAGCGTTACTTGCTTGACAAGTGTAACTGGTTGCCTGATGAGTATAACCTGAAGAAAGACAAGGAAAAGAAACCTTACAAGGTTGTTGCTGACAAGAATGGCAAGCTGATCAAGTACAATCGTAAGCAACATGCAGCATACTCATACGTGACTCATGAGGGTGTTGACTACTTACTTTGGGATATGAACTTCAAACGTTTCCCAGATATGAAGCAGTCTGTTCTGCGCACTTCACCTAAACTGACCGAATCTTCTTTCGATACTATCGAAGGTGAATTGGGTGAAAAGATTGCGATGTACAACACACTGATGCACCGCCGCCGTACCTTGGAAAACCCGTCAAAAGACGACAAAGGTTGGTTGAATCAGATTCGTGAAGATGGCCGTTTGAGCGCTGGTGCAAGTGTATTTGCAACCTCTACCGGACGTATGGCTCAGTATGGTATTGTTAACGTACCATCTGGTTCTGCTAAGTTTGGTAAACCGATGCGTGAGGTGTGGACTTGCGAGAAAGGCACTACACTGCTCTCTGCGGATATGAACTCTGCTCAGTTGGTTCTACTGGCTAACTACATGGGTGATGAAGCATTCACTTATGCGGTTACAAAAGGTAAAGAGTTTATCGAAGTATCCGAAGAAGAGTATGCTGGTCAGCCATACTACAAGCATGACGTTGAAAACCACTTCTATGAAATCTATTCAGGTACAGATGCCCACACCATGAACTCCGTGGCTTTTGGTCTGAATACTCAAGAGGACATTGAAGAGGCACGTAAGACACAGGATCATGACCTGATTGATAAGATCACGAAAGGTCGTAAGATTGCTAAAAACTGTATCTATGCTCTGCTGTTTGGTGCTGGTGATGAGAAGTTTGCTCGTACTGCTAAGAAGCGTACCGCTGCTGAAGGTAAGGCGATCAAAGAAACATACTTCAAGCGTCTGCCTAAACTGAAAGCTTTGCTGGATCGTCTTGAAAAAGAATGGAAAGATCATAAGTGGAAGCGTGGTGGATACATCCGTGTTGCAGGTGCTTGGCTGTTCTGTAAGTCTTCACACAAACTGCTGAACTATCTGCTGATGGGTTCTGAAGCACAGGTACAGAATGAGGCTGTTAACCTTGCTAACCGTAAGCTTGTTGAGCATGGCTGGACTAAATTGAATGGACTTAAGCCTGCAATTGGTGTTCGTTGGGTTTGTTCTTACCACGATGAGCACACTGTTGAGTGTCCTGAAGATATTGCAATGGAAGTAAAAACCAACGTCAATGACTGGTGCTACGGACAAGCAAGTAAGAATTTAGGTCTGAATCCTGATACTCTCGTAACAGGTACTGCAAAAGTTGGCTTAAACTGGTTAGAAGTACACTAAAATAGTTGACAGTAACATGATGGGTCTGTATAGTACTCTGCATAGACCCATCCTACTTTATATAGGGAAACATCATGAGTGATTCACCGAGCCTATTTAATGAAGACATTTGCCTTGCCATGCTGAAGTTCTTCAAAACTCAGTCTGGACGACTTACAGCAGACCGTGTTGAAGAGTTCAAGGCATATGTTTTGAAGGAAGTGGCATCATCTGCAACATACCACTTAATCACTACACTACAGATTATGCGCAAAAGTGATATCAGTAAGTATGTTAACAAACGTTGTGGTGAGTTCTACACAACATTCTACAAAGATGGTAAAACAAAGCTTATCAAGACACTGCAAGAACATCTGGATAGTGCGGAGAAACAAGATGCGTAATGTTATTTACAAAACATCCTCTACTGGAAAACTGATGCAATGGTGTGCATACGCCGAAGGTAGCAATCTGGTAATGGAATATGGTCAAGTTGGTGGGAAGATTCAGAAACGTTCAATCCCATGCAAACCTAAAAATGTTGGTCGTGCTAATGCAACAACTGCTGAACAACAAGCTGAAAAAGAGGTTGTTGCGAAGTATGAGTACCAACTGAAGACTGGCTACTTTGAAGATATCGAGCAAGCTAAACAGTTTCGTCTGAAGAAACCTATGCGAGCAAAGAACTACAAAGACCATGCCAATAAGTTGCGTTTACCTTGCTACGGTTCGCCTAAACTGAATGGCTTCCGTCTTGCACAGGTAGAAGGTGTAGCTTACTCAAAAGCAGGTATTGCAGAAGATCTTACTAACAAACCTGCACATCTGGTTCACCTCTTGAAAGATACCTTACAAAAAGTAGATACTGATGGTGAAATCTACTGTCATGGTATGTCTCTTCAAGATATCCGTTCAGCATGGTTGACACCACAAGAAAATAGCTCGAAACTGAAATACTTCATCTATGATCACCCTAGTGATGGTGTTCCAACTGCTGAACGTCTGGCGGCACTGGATATGCTTCAGCGACTGCTGAGTACTATGCGTGAAGTGTTCCCTGTTGAGTTTGTTGAACAGCGTATTTTGAGAACACAGGAAGAGGTTGATGCCTTCTACCAAGAATGCTTAGACAAAGGCTATGAAGGTGTTGTCTACCGTAATGAGGATGGTGTTTACGAGTTTGACAAGCAGTCAAGTGACATGATCAAACGTAAACCTCGTCTGGATGCTGAAGCTAAAGTCTTATCAGTTACCAAAGATCGTATTGGTGATGGTGTGTTACTGTGTAAGATGCCTTCTGGACTCACTTTTGAGTGTAAGATGAAGAAACCAGAAGTGAAAGGTGCTCAGTCATATCGCGGTTATGATGCGGCTACAACTCTTGTCGGACAGTGGATCAACTATGAGTATGAAGAGCTTTCCGATGAAGGTAGACCAACCAAGCCAGTTGGTATCTACGTCAGAGATTGTAATGAAGCTGGCGAACCACTTGTTTAACTAACCATGTTGGTGGGTGTAACAGCCCACCTGCTAAGGATTTTTATGACTCCAATTACTGGATATGCTGTTTATGATAAAGTCACTGATGAAATTGTAGTGACTGGTCATGGTATTTTGTTTCAAGAATCGGTTCTATCTGGGGTAAAGACAGCCTTCTCAAATGAAAAAGGCATCACGTATAATGTTGCTTATCACATTAAAAACACCCTAGGTGTAGATCTTGAGAAGATTTGTGATGAGTACTGTGATGTTCATGACCTGAAGAGCGACTACTGCCGCAGTCGCAGTCATACTATCAAGTTCATGGTTGAGAGCTTGAGAAAAGGGAAGAATACACAAGCACACTGGTCATACAAGGATAACTACCTTGAGTGGATCGGTAAATACCACAGCGTAGATGAGCTGATGAAGCTAGCAAAAGAAGCTGCAAGAAAATCATGGACAGACATCTCACGGTACATTATAATCGAACGCACACTCAACTGAGGTATTGCTATGAAACGTATTGTTCGTGTTGTTAGCCCAGAATCTTTTCAGAAAACTGTTGGTAATGTGTGTGGAACTTACTTAGAAGTACCGATCCCAAAAGGTCTTCCTGTTTCTGCTCCATTCACATACTCAATGGGTTCTAACCTGATCCGTGTCCTTTGTACTCTTGACCACCTTAAAGAGAAAAAGGTGATCCTGAACAAAGAAACTGATATGCTGGAAGCTGATTCCGATATCCTTTACCAAGTATTTAAGGATGTTTACCTATGAAACCTGTAAAAATGATTTTTGCAACTGATGAGAACTGTGTGTTCGGGCGGACTGATAACACACTGCCTTTCAAGTGCAAAGCTGATATGAAGCACTTCAAAGAGTACACAAAAGGCCATATTCTAGTTATGGGCGCTAACACATTTAAGAGCCTGCCAAAGAAACTGGAAGGTCGTGTAAATGTTGTCTATGGCTCATTCAGTCGTGGTATAATTGACATTAAGACACTCTCTGGTGAGAAGCCTGACCTACGAATCAATTCAGACACTGTTACTGTTCGAGATATACCACACTGTTTAGAAAACCTATCTCGTGCGTTTGATGGTGATATTATCTTCATTGGCGGCGTGAATCTTCTTGTTGAGGCATTCAAGGCAGGAATCATAAATGAAGTGTCTTCAACCAGTATTGATGGTGAACATGAAGGTGATATCTCTTGTGATGAACTCGTTGACTTGATTACTGCACAAGATATCAGTAAACTGAAACACGTATCAATGACTTTTGAAGACGGTTGTGTGATCATTAACTACAAGTACAAAGGTAAATCAGATGAAAAATTTAATTGATGATATCTACCTAAACATGGTTCAGCACATTATGAACACTGGCGAAGATCGTCAAACTCGTTCTGGGATGTGTCGTTCAAACTTTGACTACAACGGTAGTGTTGATTTGGAAGGAAAATATCTTCCTTTGCTGACCACTAAGAAGATTCAGTTACGTGCCTTAGTTGGTGAGCTGTTGTGGTTCTTATCTGGTAAATCAACAATTTCATCTCTGAAGCACTACACTTTTAATGATTCAGAAGCTGACAAGTGGACTATCTGGACTGATGACCAGAAACGTTGGCAAGATGATCTATACTACCGTTATATGGTAGACCATAACATCATTGAGAAAGATAGCTGTGGTGAAAACTATGGTGTTATCTGGCGTGGTACTGTTAATGGTGTTGACCAGATTCAGAATTTACTGGCTAACATCACAGAAAAACCTTTTGATCGCCGTTTGATTGTTCAGGCTTATTTACCGGATTCTTTAGATATGACCTGCCTACCACCTTGTCATACTGGTTTTCAGTGTTATGTGCGTAAAGGTGAGTGGTTAGATTTGAAGTGGACACAACGTTCATGTGATGTCTTCTTGGGATTCCCTTTCAATTTGGCCTCTTATGGATTGCTGCTGCATATCCTTGCCAAATTAACTGGACTGAAGGCTGGACGGTTGAGCTGGACATTGGGTGATGCACATGTTTATCATCCACACTTTGATGCGGTTAAGCAGCAGATGCAGAATGATCCATTCCCAGAGCTTCCAACTATTGAGCTTCCTGAGTTTGATAGTTTAGATTATCTGGTTGACAATCTTACTGCTGATGACTTTATGAACTGTGTGAAAGATTATCAATCACATGAACCAATCAAAGCGCCATTGCTGGTAGGTTAAATAAAAAGGGGACTCAAAAGAGTCCCTTTATTTTTTTTTTTTAGTAGTCTGGGTAGATATACATACGAACAGACTTGAATGTGAATGTGGTGCTGGTTGGTGTAGAACCAGTAACAGCCAAGACTGCTGTAAAAGTATCACCTGTTACAACACCAGTCAGTGTTTGTCTTAGTGTAGCAGTTCTGAAATCTGCATCGTTTGTACCGATACCTGTCAGTTGTAATGTTAGTCCTGTTGGCTGACCGTTTTTCAGAATACGAATCTCACCAGTTCTCCCCGCTTGAGTAGCAAAGTAGCAGTTAAGACCAACTGTAACCTGACCAACATCTTCGTCCATCACAAGACCAGCCGTTGCAGTATCAACATGTCCAGCAAAGTTTTGAGATCTTTCACCTTCGTGGAACATACGCAATGGGTCACCACCTGCCTGAGATACAGTCACAGAAGATTGTGTACCACTACGCACCATGATGTAAGAGTCTGATAATGTCCCACACATATCAAGAAGCACAGCTCTTAGTACAGCAGGAGTAATCTGACCAGTATTATTATCAATCAACTGGTCAAGAATCATCTGCTTAGTTTCTTTAACGCTATTAGACATTCTTGCCTACCTTGATTCCATACAAATGCATATCAATTTTAATCAGTTGGAAAGCTGATTGATCAACACCATCAGTCATTGGTAGGATATACAACTGAATATCCTTATTTACTGGTGGATTATCAATCACGGCTCTAAACTGAATGTTGGTGTTTCCTGCACTCATCATTGCCACATAGTCCAGATTTGGCACACCATCAATGGCGTATCCAATCTTGAAAGAGTCTGCACCACGAACCTCGAAATACACGCTGGCATCAACCACAACCTTGTCATGTGCTGTTGTGATACCTGTTGAACCAACTGCTGGATCAACCCATGCATCAAAGAATGGTGTTGTCTGTCCTGTAGTGTAATGAGTGATAATTCCTGTCTTGGCAGTTACAAAACCACCACCAAACAGAGAAGCGTGTTCATTCTGCATGACCAGAGACATCTTGTGCAGGACATCACGGAGAGTGTTTGGTGTAATCTGTCCTGATGAGTTGTCTGGTAAGAGGGAATTAATAATCCCCTCAATATCTGGCTTAACAGCTTTGATTTCTTTATTCATCATTTCCGGTTGTACTCCATCTGAGCTGACAATTTTGCAATTGCTTGATTTAGAGAGTTGACGGATTCATATAGCTTATCTTGTGTCGCTGCTAACTTTACAACAGACTCTGAGTAAGCAGACTGTGAAGTTTTCAGGATACTGACTTGCAGACGAATATCTCTTTCTCGGATATCAAGGTCTTGCACAGTATTTTGGATCTTCTTTAGCTCTTCACTGTTCTGTACAACCTGCTGCTTATAACTGGTGACAGACATAACTGCACCAGTATATGAAGCAAAACAAGAGCAGAGAGCAATGATAATGGCTACAGAATTACTTTTTAGCCACTCCATTCTTAGCATCCTCTAAGGTTAAATCTGATCCGTAGTAAGCCTGTTTCATATCAGCAATCAGCTTATCGTCAACATCGTTGTCAGTCATCTTTGAGAATTTCTCGGCAATTGCGAAGAACAATGTTGCCAGCATTCTTTCAGATGAACTACGAAGGATCAGATTTGTGAAGAAGCTAATAGTTGCTTTGGTTAAAACTGAGAGTAAAAAACTCATTATCACCTCATAAGGGGCTTTTCAGCCCCAATTAATTTACGCTGCATAGATACATGCGTAGAACACAAAACGGTCTGTCTCATTCTTGCTGCCAGTCCCTGCTGCACTTGTTGTCCCTGACACTGAGTGACTGTGAACACCAATTGTCATAGAGACAGAGTGTGCATGGTTTCCTGCCCCACGGGTAGTAATCCTTGTTGAACCATCAGGATACTTCCAAGAACCAGTACCACCAGTACCATTACCAGCATCACCAGCAATAGTGTGTGTGTGATCACCAGAGTATGATGTCGTAGCAGTTCTCGACCCATAGTCGAATGCTGACGTGCTTGCACTGAATGAGTGACTGTGTGCTGGTAGTGCCCAACCATGTGCAGTTCCTGCACCTTCTACAGCATCCCAAAACTTAGGATATCTACCAGTCACATTTGGTACATACCCAGATGGGTACAGTTGAGCAAGTTTTGGGTACTTAACAGGATCAAATGCTCGACCATCAAGTGGAATCCAAGGCTCATCAGGTACTGTCAAGAACATACTCACTTGACCAAATGTTGCACCACCTCCACCAGAAGAACCTGTAGCACTTGCAATCAGATGGCTGTTGTAGTATCTACCAGAACCACTTGTGAAAGATGCTGTCCACTGAACATTTACCCCAAGAGCATCACTTAGGCTGATACCAGCATTGAACACACTTGATCCATAGGTCATATTACTAGCAGATGTTGATACTGTTGTTCCAGCATCAACAGTAACTAGAACAGGGAATGCTCTAGCCTCAACATACACAGCATACCCATCACTGTTTTGTGTTGGAGTTGCAATACCAGCAATTGCCCGTTCGTTTGATTGGAAGATGGTGAACACCCCATCCACAAAAGTGTTTTGGTCTGACCATCCACCTGCACGAACTGCTCCATAGAAGCTGCAATTGTTCATTGGATCTCCGCTACCACTGCTTCTTGTGTTGACATACAACTGACTAGAAGTTTTTCCAGTGATCAGGATAGGGTAGTACTTACCAGCAACAACCCCAGCAGGAGCATTTACAGTCACAGTCTTTCTTAGTTTTTGGTCAACTTCCTGAGTAGAATACACACCAAGCTCAGAAGGTGTTGGTTTTTCTACAGTCGTGTAGATTTTAGCCCAATCAGACCATACAGCAGATTCCCCATTTTTTGTTCTTAGTCTCATGCCAGAAGTACCAGATCTGAATGCTAACTGATTAAGATACACGCCATGACTTGTTTGCAGTAATGCACCACCAGATCCACCAAACACCCAATCAGGAGTATCACCACTAACACTAGCAATAAGATTCTTGTTACCAAAATTGTTAATGTCACTCTGGTTCACGACTAGTGAGGATACTGCACCGACATCATCTGCACTTGGTTTGTTGTTTGGAGAATATACCCTTAGACCATATTCTAATAGCTGTCTATTGAAGTTTGCCTCATCAGTACCAATTGAAAAGGCATAACCTTTCGATGATAGGTGGTTCCATCCATACAACCAACCACTATCATGGACACCAATACCAGCATACTGATCTGCACCAGATGGTCTGGTTGCTGATGTAATCGCCATGTTTGCAGTTGAAGCGATAGGGATTTGCCAGCTATTCTGTCCTACATACAGCGGAGAGTTTGCTGATACTCTCAAACAGGCCGATGTAATTAGTTGTCGTCCATCATCACCAAACTTCTCGTACAGCAGAACAGCTTTACCAGCGGAGTTATCTTCATTGATTCTGAACATACCACCATCACAGGTAATATGGTACTGCTTACCTGTATCAGACTCCTGCAATGTTAAGCTTGCGGCTTCACCTTGTAGCGTAACAGCATCTCCGTAGCTTGATGCGACTACCTTTCCAGTGGATGCTAGAGCACCAACATCAGCAGCATTCAGTGTGATATTGCCTGCTAATGGCTTGCCATTGACTGTCTGAGTCTTCAGAACGTAAGTACTGTTCAGGTGTGATGTGAAGTTCCCTGTGGTCAACACTCTCCACTGTTTTGCAGGGTTCCCTTCTTCTTGTACAGCCCAGACCTCATTTGGATCTTTGACAAGAATACCAAAACGTTTTGTTGTAACACCTACTGCTACATCATCATCTGCATCAATACCAATCATGCGAACTTTCAAGTTACCAGCGTCATACCCGTAGATTGCACTTAGCTTCTTGACAGTGATGTTTGAGGTTACTGCTTCACCATTAACTGTTAAATTTTGATGTACCAGCATGTTTCTTGACATCCAGTCAACGGTTGCTGTGTTTGAATTACCAGAGTGATACAGAGATGACTCAACGGCTCCAATAACTAGCTTCGGTGTGTTGTTGGCATTCAGCACAAGCTGGTTTGCTTGATTTCCGACAACAACACGATCAGTATTATCCAGTTTAAAGATAGATCTAGTCTGTCCTGCGGTTGTTGTACCAAACAGACCACGATTACTGACAAATACTAAGTCCCCTGACATAATGTCACCAGCTTTCTTGACAAATCTTTCCAGATTTAACTGTGTAAGAAAATGGGAGTATCTAACCCCCATGTCTTCATCTGCTGGCATATCCACTCTCTTCTTAATCTTAAAGAGTAATAAGTCATTATCACTAAGATCACTATTGTATTGTCTCAGTTCTTGTAGAAAAATTGGGTTTGCCATTTTCACCTCTAAAGAAAAATCAGGCTACTCTCTTCCAAACATATACCACTAATGATAGTTGACAAACAGAGATTGGTTGACTCCCACCGATAGACTGAGATGTTAAATCAATGTTATGACTGTGTAATCCGCTATTAGTAGTGCTGCCTGAAACATTGTGTGTGTGGTTGTCAACTTGCGATGTTACAAGATTGACGTTGTGTTGGTGTGCAGGTTGTGCAGTGGTATCACCACTAATGCTGTGTGTGTGGTTTCCTGCATTACTGGTACTTCCACTAACTGAGTGGGCATGATTCCCTGCTGCATCAGTAGTACCATAGTTTCTGAAGTTAAAGTTCTGCCACTGCTGACCACCAATTGTCCACGCATCAGTACGTGCTGCAACACCACCATGCACGTGGTTTCCAGACTCTGATGTTGTTGCTGAAAATGTGTGTACGTGGTTTCCAGCCTGTGATGTTGATAGGTTAACAGAATGTGCGTGTGAGCCTGCTGCATCAACTTGACCAGTCACGGTATGGGTGTGTCGCCCAGATCCATTGGTATTGATGTTCACAGTGTGTTCATGACTTCCAGCCTCACTTACCACACCTGTTAATCTTACTGAATGGGCAGGCATATTATTAACACCAATAGTGACAGTATCTGATCCGTACTGGCTTCCTAACGGTCTTTGCTGATTGTTTGGATCAAACCCAACCAATGCACTCCCCTTCCCTACCACTTCCCATGTACCAATATAGCCAGATTGTGCTGGGTTAGTTTCATTCAATGAAAGTAAGAGATGTCCAATTGGAGTCTGTTTATCCAAACGTTCTGTGACCAAAGCAACAGCTTTTGCCGAAGCATACTTGTTTGAGTCCATGTCATTGACTGCATCAGTGATCGGATAGTTCATCACATTACCTAAGTCTAGGTCGGCTTTTGTCATTCCATGAACATTACCTGTCTTGTCAGCATGTGGTGCTAGTAAATCTTTAACTGTTACTTTCTTATCTTCTACACCTTGCTTGATATTAGTGATATCATTTTCACTAATTGGTGTAGTGGCTTCTGGCAAGGCACTAATCTGTACCTCACCCGCTGCTCTTGGTGTTGGAATACCAACCAACATTAAGTCATTTGTATCTGTCATTTATGACTCCATAACAATATTTTAACCTACATACTCATATGTGTAAAGGTTTTGTGTAGTTGTTTGTGCAGTACCTGTTACAGTCTCAACAAGTTGCCACCCTTGACTGGTCAGAGTAGGTTGTGCAACACTGAAAGATCTCAACTCACCAACAATACCAGTCTGCATACTTGCTGTTGCAGAAAGGTACTTCAGCCAGTCTGAATGATTGTTAAGAACGTAGTTGAACCACTGTCTACCCATAGGTTCACCTTTAAGTAAGCCTGTCGCTTGAATTTCAACAGGAGGTTGAATCTTTAGTGGATTACCTTCTGCATCGTTCTCTTGTGTAGCCCAATCGACTACAGGGAATACTGGTTGTGCCATTTATTTATCCTTCCACTTCTTGATTTCCGGCTCTTAACTGTTGTACTTCCGCAAAGATCCCAACTGTGTTTTCCATACCTTCTCTTTGGACATGAAACTCATAGTCTGCTTGACTTTTTGTTGCCCAGAAATCATAATCTATTGTATTTTTTGTTGCACCGAGTTGATAGTTTGTAACATATTCTTCCGCCAGAATACTACTACCCTTCCCATCATCTACAACAATGCCACCACCACGAAGTGCAACTAATGCTTGTGCAGCATCTGTAACAATGCTGTCATTGTTGTTTGTGATGATTAGGTCTGTGCCTCCACCAACTTCAGCAGGTGTCCAAGCGTTAGTGCTAATAGTCTCATCACGAAGTACAGCGACAGAACCAATTGCAGCAGGTGCAATCTGCTTCATCAGTGATGCGGCACCTTCTACATAGTTTTGAGTTACAATTTTTACAACAACACCACCAGTTTTAGGGTGAATGTGTTCAAAAATGTTTCCTGCAACAGATGTGTTGTGTACAATCTTCATGATCTTCAGCACAGTGTTTGGTGTTGAGTCAGATCGTCTAACATTAATCTGAGTAAGGATCTTTGTTAGATAGTCAGTGTCATTTAGTGAAGGTGGAACTCTTGGAACACCGACAATAGCTCCCAAGATATCCAAGTTAATTCCCTTTGCAGTAGCTAATGAACGTTCAGTCATCATCTGCCACATAGTTTGCTCTGCGACATCCATAGATTCTGAAAAGGCTCTAATGAAAGAGCCAATGATCAGTTTTTCTTTCAATTGTGTCACATTACGCAGGTCTTGTGATAAGATGTCATAATCCTGAATTGGTTCATACACTCTGCCATTGACTAGAGTTGTATTTCCCATTTTAAACCTCTGTAACTGTGATTTGCTGGCTGTCCCATACTGTGTATTCAGTACTATCAATTGGGATCGGAGCCGTACCAAATGCAGAAGGATCTGGAACAACCTGTGAGGTATTAACTGCAACAGTCAACTCATTGATCACTAATCCAGTAATATTTGAGTAGATATATCCCTGAATTTTGTTAGGGATGATGTTAGAGCCTGTTACTAGAGTCTGTCCATACTCCAAGATAGCTGACTTGATTGCGTCAGGAACTTGAGCTTCTGGTCTGTCGAGAGGGATCTCTGTATCCTTCGACCAAGATACTTTGACATACACATACTTAGGTACGGGTCTTGTGAAGTACAGAACATGACTGTTACCGTCAATATCCTTAGCAGTGCCTTGGTAAGAACCATAAGCGCGGATACCAGCAGGTTTTGTATCCCAAATAGCTTGGGCAATGTCATCATTCGCACCACCAGTCACTACGATTTGGAATGACTTAGCAGGCATACCTGTTGATGGATCTACTGATTCTGTTGGGTTCTCTCGACCAATACAAGTTGTTACGTTCTTTGTTTCACGAACTCTTGAGATAATGGCATCAAGTGTACCTGTACCAGTGACATTGAATGATGCTAAGAATCTCTGTCTCAACTCTTCGTCTGTTTCTGTGTCAGAACCTGTAACAAGGTCATAACGGTTATAGACTGACTCTAACCCTCTCACTGGTGTGTCAATTGAGATGATTGAACCAGAGAATGCAATGATCGCACCATACTGCTCTGACTGAATCTCAGCAGGTGTTGTTGTCAAACCTGTTGTCATGTAAGATGAAGCAGTTAGTGTCATTGGTTTGTTTCTGGCGATAACATCAGTAGGTTCTCGGTAAACCTTTAAGATTTCCTCTGCTGTATCTACTGTTGCTTTTGCAATAGTACCACCATTGATGCCATCTGCCAGTTGTTGCAAGATAACCAGTGCTGTATCAGAACCAACAGGGATATAGGAGTACTCAACGTTATCAATAATGATGACGTACTTCTCACTATATTTAATGGTGTTTACAGTAAGGTTTGTCTCAAGACAGTTCAGTGTTGAGATATTGAATTGGCTAATAGGATTAAATGAATCCCCAGAGTTGCTTCTCAATCTTGTTGTTACTGGAACTACTGTACCAACATTACCAGTGAACTCAGCAGTACCTCTTGTTCGTTTTGGTGGATATCTGTAAAGCCCGTTAAGAGCTACAATATCATCAAGGTTTTTACCTTCTGCCTTGTCAATTCTGAAAGCATCAAACACTTCAGACATTGCTTCCCATAGATCGGCTAAGTTACGGGCAAAGATGTTTGTTACGATACCTAATGAGGACTTTTCTGATAAGTCTAAGTATCTTGAGACATCACGGTACATAACCTCTTTCATATCAGCAATAATGTCTTGCTGCTTCTTTGTGATTAGTCCATCAGGTGTCAGCATTATAATGAAACCTCTAGGCTTTGGACTTGTCCGTTAACACTCTCAATATCAAAGAATACTGTGATTGCACGGGTAGTCTTATTTAGTTCTGATCTGTATGCTAAAAGTCTTTTCACACCTTCAACAGACAGAATATATTCTTTCATTGCATTATCGAAAAGCTGTACAGCATCTTTGTAAAAACTGTATGCTGTGTATGGGAACCCCTTTGAAACATCTACAAAGTATTCCCCGTATCTTAGGCCAAGATAGACATAGACACGTTGTGCAACAATCTCAATAACAACTGGTGGAAGTAGATCGATTTTACCATCAGGAGAGATGTACCAATCCCCATGCTCAACAGGGATCAGATCATCTCCTAATTTTCTAATCATGCTACCACCAAGATTCATCTTGATATCAGTAGACATTAGTTCTTACCTTGTTCAGTGTCAGCATCACCAGCACCATCTGTCCAGTAGTAGTGGTGGACGTGATTTTTTAGGGATAAGTTCTGCACAAGAATGTCACCTGACGGTGCAGAGATATTACCACTCGTAGCAGTAATGTTTTGACCAGCTACAATATTCTCAGTGGCCTGTACAGATTTATCTGTGGTGATTCCATCGGTAACATGTAGATGTCCATCTAAAATTGCATTACCATCATTTCTGATAGTCAATTTAGTGGAGCCGTATCTGATTATTACGTTTTCAGGATCTGGGTTTGCATTACTTGTTTTTGTCCCAATACCAACAAAAGCAAAAGCATCAGTAATATCGTGTGTCCGTCCACCGTTTGAAAAACTCATGCTTGTGCCTGAAGAATGAATCCAGTCCTCAATAGGATACATGGAAAACACTAACAAACACTTGTCATTTGGTTTTACAGGGAAGGTCATTACAGCACCACCACCTGATGGAAAATATACAGGAACCCCGTCAATACGAGGTGGAATCATCTCAACAAACTCTGAATCAATACCCAACATAGGTTGAGCTGAACAGGTAGCTGTTGCAGGATCATAACTGATGATTTTCGCTGGTAGTGATGTGAAGAGAGTATTCTTAGCTCTTGCAATTGCTGCTGTGACTTGCTCATCAGAGTCATAGTTCATCATTATGCAGCTTCCAATTCTAAGTTAGTTTCCCAACCACCACGAAGGAAATTCAAACGGTGTGTTAGAGATGTGATCTGAAAAACACCAGAGAAGTCTTGTGCTCCAGTGATTTCAACATAGTCTCCTAACGAGATGCGCCCGTCTAGGTATACTCTACATCTTACACCATATTTAGGAGGTTGTAAACCTTTTTTAGTTTTCTTTTCACGTTTGTAAAAAGGTTCTAACGAGTCGATAATATCTCTCGGTGTTAGTAACCATGCTTTAACATTCTTGTCTTTCTTCTGAGAAGGTTTGATCACCTTAATCTGTTTGTTGTAACAGAACCAGCGTAGACCATTTTCAGAACAAAACTTCTCAAGTTGCTCAGATGTATTACCAAAAGCAGACCACCCATTCTTGTAAACTTCCTCACCCAACTGAACAGAAGATGCTGAAAGGGTCATTCCCATCTCTGAAGCAAGCTGTTTAAGGATCTCTCTCTTCTTCACACCTTGTGGAAATGATGATGAGGATTTCTTTTCAACACGCTCAATCTTGTCATTTGAACAATAGATTGTTGTGATTAGGTCTACACCCTTCTTGATAGAATACCCGTACAACACAGTACCAAGGTAAATAATAGGGAGTTTGTCATAGTCCACCTCAATACTTTCCTCATTGCTTGCACTGTCTGTAGGAACATACTTACCTGTCTGTTCTGGGTTATCTACACTGTTTGGCTCTTTCTTCAGGTAATCACCCATATAACCTGCTTTAACCATCACAACAGCACCAACCTCTGTGAACTTTTTCTGAACACTTGGAGGTAGGTTGTAAATGTTAATCTGAGTCATATCAGATGATGTGGTTTTCTTTCTTGTGGTATAAGTAGCTGACATCTCAAACTGTAGATCAGTGATTGTTGTCATCTTCTTAGTAACCGCACGATTTGCACCAGATCCCTGAAAAGCAACGTTCTCACTACCAACACCGATTTGGTAGATTCTAACTGCTGACAAACCAGTATTGTTAGTAGCCATTATAGGACTCCTAATTCTTCATTAGTGTAGTAGTGCAGTTCAAATTCTTTACCTGCACCAAAGTTGTCTCTTGTTGGTTGCTCATCATTTCCGTAAATTCTAGCAACGAATAGCTCACCACCAAGGTCAGGAATGATATAGCGTCCTGTCAAGAATGTTTCAGAAATACACTTTGCCTCTGCTAAAAGAAGCTCACCAGTGGATGATAATAAAGTTACCGACCAGCGATCACTTCTCAGTCTGTACTTGGTGATAATTGTGAAGTTCTGTTGATTCAGTACAATTGATTGTTCAGCGTATGCGGTATTTGGAATATCAATAACAAGTGCCATTAGAATTTACCTCTATTCATACCACGCTCGTGTTTGTAATTAACAAGGCAATCGTTATATGCTGCTGATTCTGCTGTACCAAGCTTAACCGGTGCATCACCAATTTGAAGCTTAGATCTGCAAGAGCTATCAGAAGACTTAGGGAGTCCAGAGTCAGAGTCTTTAGTCTGAGTTGAACCTGCATCTTTTTTACCTGATGCACCCTCTTCTTTAGGTCTTACAGTAGCAGTTGTTTGACCAAGTGCCTCACGAGTTAAGATCTCTTGGAATTCAAGTGTTACCTTCAAACCATTTGCAATGCTCTTATCTTTTGAAGCAGCAAACTTAGTGATGAATGCCTGATCCAAAGTCATCTTATGTGGTGCAATAACTGTCACCACTTTCTTATCCAGTCGGATCTGTCGAACTGAGTTGATAAAACTCTCTACAGATACACGAGGCTTCTCATAAAACAATCTGACAAAAATATCAGGAACAACTACACCAGAAATCTTAATAATTCTTGGCTCAAGTTGAATGTTGTCAGTTGTGATTTCACCACTCATTACCGGATTAGCTGTAACTGCTGCTGGTGAAGAATATTCGATATTCTCTGTAGCAGATAATGAGTAGACTGTTCCAAAATCATCTTTAATGTGGAAGTACACCCCATCTTTACCAGCAAAATTAGCAGATGTAGGTTTAGCCACAAAAGTAGGAACAGCATCAACTACTGGTGCTGCCATTTAAAATCTCCTTAGCACGTCCCTGTGCAATACATCAAAAGTCATTGAAAGGTGCTGCTACGTTGACTTGCATCTCGTTGTGCTTGTCAATCATCAAAGGCACTTGCTCTTGAACTACCTGTTCAGCAACTTGCTTACCATCTGGGGTTACTACCTTCACATGTGTTGTCATGTTCATAGAAGAACCTGCAAAACCACCCTGTGCAAAAGTACCAAAGTTTCTCATCTGGTCTGCTTGCCAGAAGTTGAATGCATCATTGTTCTGATAAGGGACATCTGATGGAACAATCTTCGGAGCATTCTCCATATGGAACTTCTGTTGGTCTGCCAGATACTGACTAAATGCTGATGAAGAAAGCTGTCCAGTCCCTGTTAAGGCATCTGGAACACCCGCAGTTGGTGCAAAACCACCTAAGAAGAGTGGCTGGCGTTGGTTTGCATTAGCATTTGCTCCTGCACCAATACCTCTCTCATTCAACCATTCCTGCTCACCAGTATTCAGGTCATTTGAGTAGAATAGTGCTAAGTAAGGGCTTAACTTACCTAACATCACACCCATTCTGGCTAATGCACCACGAGTAACGATCAGTTCAGCAGCTTCACCAACACCCTCAATAGCTGTCTTAGTACCAAACAGTCCAGAGTTGAATACCTTGACTAATCCAGTAAGCTTCATGAGTTTCTTACCGAAGATACCTAAGAATAGGAACCATCCAGCATTCTCATCAAGGAATTCAGCAGCAGCTTTGTTGACGTTGTTGTACATGTAGTCTAAGAACTTACCCCAATAACCACGCAAGTGTGCTAACTGTTCATCAGCAAACCCTACGAAGTCAGCAGTCCATTCCATCAGATCACCAAACATGTCACCGATATCTTGGAATACTTCTCTGTGGGTTAGCAGGAACTCAGTCAACGCTTGACTCAGGTCTGTATATCCCTTCTTGAAGTCATTCTTCCAGAAAGAATCTCGTGCCTCTTCCAGTGCATAAGTTAACTGACCTACAGCAACTTGAGTTGAGTTCAGGGCTTTATCTAACCCACCATCCTTCTTCGCAAGTTCAGCCATGCGATCACCAACTTTAGGAAGAACCTTGTCAGATAACACTTCACCTTTCTTCATCATGTTATCAAGTTCTTGAGTGGTGACACCCATAGCAGCAGCAAACATCTGGAATGCACCAGCCATACGGTCGCCCAACTGACCCCGCAATTCTTCTGCTTGAATCTTACCTTTTGAGGCCATCTGTTCAAAGGCTCTCATAACACCCTGCATCTCATCCTTGCCAAGACCACGTACAGTTGCAAACTGCATAGCTTGTTCAAAGAACTTTTGAGAGCCTTGGTATCCCATTGAAGGCATAGCACCAGCAGCAAAAGATGTTTGTTGGCGGAGAGTTTCGTTATACCCTTGACCATATGTCATAGCCAAACGTCTCGCATTGGCTTCAGCCTCAGTAGTCCGATCTCCATAGACAGACTGTGCAGCAATCTCTCTACGCTGTCTTTCCATACCAACACTAACAGCTTGAGAGATCTGATCTGCAATAGCAAAGGATGTTACAGCAGTACCGATCATCTGTTTGAAAGATGATGCGGAGCGGTCTTGCAACCATTCACCCTTTCTCTTGGATCTGATGTCATCTTTTCTGACTTGTACATCTTTCTTTAGCACGTCAACAAGCTTATTCATTTCCTTTCGGAAATCTGCATAGGTTTTACCCTGTGATTGCTTGAATTGTTCAGCAAGTTTTTGCAGTGGATCTCTCAAGTTTGCATCTGTGTATCTCTTCCCAAAGTGCTTTTCCATTTGGCGAGAGAATCCAGAGTACATCTGATTAGCCACAGCAGTGTCAATATTAAGATTTCTACGTGTGATAGGATCAGCTCCACCACTACCACCGGACTTAGGAGGACGGGGTGCATTTCCAAACTGAACACTCCCACCTGATACTTTGGGAATCTTCATAGCATTAGCAAGAATACGTTTGATTCGATTAGCAGAGTTCTCAACATTCTTTTCAAACTTTTCCAGACCTTGCATAGCTTTTCGGTCATCAAAGCCAATCTCAACATAAAAATCCGAAACTTTATGTTTAGCCATTACTTATTGTCCATCTTTTTGTTGATGTAAATATTCATCTCTTGATCAAATGAATCCATCACATCTGTGTAGTCTTTGATATCCAAGAAATCTGTCAAGGTTGTGTCATACATCAACTCAGTGACAGACCTTACTGGACAGTTCTTTGAAGAGCAGACACTAGCAAAGGTTAAGAAGTCGGGAGCTAGGCTTAATCCTTTCTTTATTGCTTCTCTTGTTCTGCTTGTTCCTGCTTGTCGATCATCAGATTGAAGATCGAAGTCAGGTTTTTGGAAATGCTTTCTACGAAAAAACTTTCAAAGTTCGCTTCTAAAACAAACGTTAGATGTTCGATCATCTTGCTGTAATTACCACGGTAATATTCTTCAGGTTTAATCGCAGTCCCATTCACTGCTAATGCGCCTAAAAGCTGGAATACCAAATTAATTACTTGTTCAGAGTCCATAGACATCAATAGTTGTGCAGCCATCATCTTATGGTCATAATAGCCACGCTCTTCAAGAGTTGCGGAGGCAGTTGCCAATGATGGTGCAAAAATCTTTGCTAATTGAAGGCCAATAGATAATCCAGTGCGAGCATTCAGTAAAATAGTACTGACCTCATCACCATTGATAATCTTTTTCTGGATAAAGTTATTCATCAGGTCATTTGACATATTGCATACCTCGTATAATAAAAAAGGGGCTAAACAGCCCCCTTATGAAAGTTTACAGATTAAGCAATGCTTACGGCACTTGTGAACTCAAGTACTTCACAACCGAATGTCCAAGTCTTTGCATTCTGATCTTTACCCAGAGTAATTTCTGGTGCTTTTTCTAACCAAGCGTTAAGACCAGTAGCCATTACAGAACCTGATGGATCAGCGATGATGAAGTTAGAGACTTGAGTACCTTCAAAATCTACATTCTCTTGTGCAACCATGATACCGGACAGTACGTCATTGGTAGGTGATGTTTGCATTAGTGTGATTTCAATCGTACCTGTGCGGTCAGCATACTTAGTTAGTGCTACGTCACCTTGAGCACCAACCACTCTTGCGCGGATGTCAGAGTTTCTTGTCAGACGGATGAAAGTATTCTCATCAAGACCGACAAAAGGCACACCGTTCCAAGAGATACTTACAGCTTTTGCGCTGTATTCTTTGTAAAGAGCCATTAGAAGGAATCCTTATAAATCTATATTACATGGTAAAGCGGGTCTTGTCAACCCGCCAATTGTGTGCTATTAGTAAGTTACAGAACCCTGTACCTTAACGATCAGGATTGCACCAGCCAGAATACCTGTGAACTTAACGTTTTGCAGGATACGTTCACGCTTATCTGCGGTAGAGCAATCTGCTGCTCTTGGAACAGTTACAGTGTAGCTGTCAAGCAGATTACGGTTTACACCACGTTGCAGAGCAGAACTGATTACTTCCTTGATACGAGTAATACCAGCATCATTGTAAGTAACCTTACCACCCTTCTGATTCATCAGCAGGTCACGCAGAGCAACAGTTACTTCTTGGTCAAGCCAGTCAATACCACGGATGATATCGATCCACTCACCACTCACTGTAGTACCCATACGGACAATGTTCAGACCACCTTCACGATCTACAAAGTTTGCATTACGAGCAAGCAGAGCAGTCTTCTGTGCAGAAGTCAGTGGGCGACCTGTTGTTGGATGTCTACCCATATCAACACCAGCCAGTTGAGCATTACCCCAAGTGATTGATCCAGCATCGTAAGGGGCACCATACCCAATGTAGGCCATTTCAACATACTCGTTGTCAGCTTCCTGATGCCACAATCCTACGGTACGTTTGTACTTCATGTTAGCTAACTTGGCTAGCAAGTCTGTCTGAGTTTCTACGCTGGTTCCAGTCAGACTTTCCACAGCAGCAGAACATGTGAAGAAAATCTTCTGCATTGTTTCCACAGCAGCGGCCATATCCATTAGGAACTGTGTAGTTCTATCATCTACTGCGACAAAGTAGAAGTCAGAAAAATCTTCTACAATGTAGCTAAGGACATCACCTGCTGTTCCATATGGTGATGATGTGATAGACATCTTCTCAACTGCTGTAGTTGTAGTAGCGCGCACAAAGTCCGTAGAAGGAGAAACGGCAGTAATTTGGAGTGTCGCATTGTCATCTGTACCTGTAATGGTCAGAGAGGCATGGGTTGAAATCGACTGGTTAGCCTCAACCTGTGTCTTCAACTGCTCAAATACTGTCTGTGCAGTGTTTCCTGAGACACCAGTGTAAGTGAAAGTCTGTTGCACTCCACCATTTACAGTCAGTGTCAAGTTGTACTGAGTACCTTCAGTTGGAGGTGTACAGTTCAGGGTATACTGAACATTTCTACGACCAATATAGATTGTAGGGACTTGTGGCTGCTGCGCCCACAGGTTTTTTGCTGCGGAATATGTTGCAGTACCTGAAGGGAAATCCTGAGCTAGTTCAGTAAGACTGTTATAGGATCTTACTCTTTCTTCCCAAACATCGTGTCCAGCAATGAAAAGAGGATTACCAAAACCTTCTCGTGTAGAACCAGCAGCGTTGATAGTAATATCTACTGTTACTACTTCTTGGTATGTCATTATTAAACTCCTGTTGAGTTAACATCAATATGTACAGGGATCGGATTAGGATCATCTTTGTAACGGTAGAGCATACCGTCTGCAATAACTCTCTCAATAAATGATGTTGCTTCATCTTCATCTTTGAAGTATGAGTTAACTCTCACTCTGAAAGAAAGTGGAGTTGATGGTGCGTAATCAGTAGACATAAAGTCATAATTATTAGGAAGCTCACCAGTATCAACTAATGTGCTCTTTGACTCTGTATCAAATAAATCACGATAACCTTCAATCTCAAGTCTGTGTTTTAATTCGGTGGCAATAGAGTGACAGCCACGACCATGAATAGTTACATCTAAAAATGCTTGAAATGGGATTACATATACAGCCTTACCATCAACAATATCTTGGTAGATATCCAATAGCCATGTTCCTTCAGTTGCTACATAGAAACAGTGGATTGATGCATATGGATAGTCTGGCATGTTACCTTTTTCGTTTGCATCTTTAGGATTGTTATAGGCTGACGTATATTCACGAATAACATTTGCCAACCCATTACTATTCTTGCTTAGTCGATGACCAATCAATGTTCTGATCGCCCGAACAGTACCTCGTTCAAGTTCGTCCAGATCAAACATTAATCTTATCTCTTCTAATCAGTACAGCAGCATAGTGTGACGCTGCAAGAGGAAAATCTGAAAAGTCCCAGACTGAGAATACTTCATAAACATCACCACGATATTGAACAACATCTGCTGCAATATTTGAGAAGTTACTTGCTGGTCTTAGCTCAAATTTTGTATAGAACACTTTCACATCTTCCAGTCTTACGTTTTCTGGTAAAACTAGCTGTTCTTCAGATCTAGAGTTTCGCTTTCTAAAAGGTTGCATACAACCCTTGATAGTGAAAGGTTCTCTTTCTGCTGGAATTAAGTCCCCGTCTTCATTATATTCAGGGACTCCATTTGATCGTAAAAGTGTAACCGTATGTCTGTTCAGTAAATACATTAAGCTTTTACCGCCTTCTTACGTTCACTTGTCTTATAAGCCATATTATCCAGAAGCTCACCAGTATCAATCAGTGGAGCATTCTTGCCTTTGCGCTTAATAGTTGCTGGTGAGTTAGAAGGTAATTTACTTGCATCACCAAAGTAAGTTTTAGTAATACCAATACCAGCCTTTGCAGCTTGCTCAAGCATGACATTCAATCCAGTTCCATTACACAGGAAACTTTCTAGTGAACGGAAAACTGCATTTGACAGATCTACTTGGTTACGTTGTACTGCTAATTCAAAAGGCCGTCTTTTGATTAATCCACTTCTGGACTCAACACCGATAACTTCCATCAAATACATTAAGGAAGCATAGGACATATCAGCTTCGGAGTGCATACCTTGTTCAGAAAAGTATCCGTACTGTGCAGTTGCTTTTTTAAGCTTCTTTAAGTCCTTTTTCAATTGGACTCCTGCTGGACGGGGAACTCTTCTTACTGCACCAGTAACTACAGTCATTAGCAGCGATCTCCTGTATAAGAACGTGACCAACCAAACTCAAAAGCTTTCTGAGGTGAGTCAGGGGAAGCTCTTCTCATTTCAACATCAGCAACACTGATACCACCCGCATAAGGTGTACCTGTCATGGTGCTCTTCTTCAGATCATTTAAAACAATTCTGAACTGTTTGAAACGTTGAGATAGGTTAATTTCAACATCACCAACAACCTCATCAGTATACTTAGCAGCAGACATAATAATTGCTTCTAAGGCTTTAATGGCTGTCAGTTTTTCATTCTTATTAGTTGATTCGTACAGGTATTCTAAAACTTGCTGAGATAATAGGATTTCATCGTTATCAGCGTCACCGATCATAATTCGGATTCTGTCTAACGGATTGTTTGCTGGATCATTAGTAAACATTCAAAAATCCTTATATAGAAAAGGGGACTAGATAGCCCCCTTATCAAATGATGTATTAGTTACCGGTAGCCAGTACATCAATCAACATCTGAGGACGCAGACACAGTGGCAGGTTAGATGAGTGGTACTCATATTCGTAACCTTCACCACGAGCCAGCTCATACTCGAAAGTATACAGCTCTTGACCAAGGGTGTTCACGTACTCCATCTTACGAGCAGGAGCTGAGAACATTGGGTAAGTTTCACTGTTCATAGCACCCAGATTAGGGAATGCATGACCAACACCTTCAGTCTTACCAGCAATGCTTACCAGCTTGTGTACTTGACCACGCTTGTCTTTGAACTGACCACGGTACTCAACGAAAGTCAGACCAGCATGGGTAAACTTCTGGTATCCATCAGTAGCTCGCAGAGAATCACGCAGAGGCTCTTGAGTAGACTGGTAGAACATGTAAGCTTCTTTGATGCTTGGGTGCTTAACCAACTTGTCGAAGAAGATTGAATCAACCAGAATGTAGATGTTTTCGCCGTTAACAGCACCACCCATCATTGCGTTGTCTTCGATGTAGCGTACTACTTCACGGCACTTCTCAGAAACGTTGGTAGCATCATTGTCCAACTCGAAGTTGAAAGTCTTCTTGGTGTAGCCATAGGTAGTGAACAGATCAGCAAATACACGACCGTTAGCATCTACAACTTTACCCTTCAGGGCTTGCATCTTCATGAACTCCATAGTCATGTCATGACGCATACGCAGTTTTTGCAGCTTACGAGCACGTACAGTGTCGAAACGCTTCAGATCCATTGTACCAGCTTCACGAACACCTTGTAGCTCATCAGGCGTGATACGCTCAAAGTCTGTAAAGTATGGAATTGGGAAGGCGTATTGTTGAACCACTTCACCGTTGTTGTACTCAACACCACGAGCACCACGAGTAACGGAGTCCAGCAGAGTCATGTCGTCATCAACACGGTCAATTGTGATTGATGTCAGTGGAGTACCACGTTGGGAGAAGATTCCCAGAGAGTTTACCAGACCGTACTGATTAGGAATCAGACGAATTACACCTGTCAGGTCAGTCATGACAGTATTTTTTTCCATGTTCATCATAGGCATTATATAGACCTCTTAAAAAGGGCAACTGTAAATGTTGCTGCCCTTTTAAATTTGAAAAATTAAGCGTTAACGAATGGTTTCACATCGTAAGAACTACGAACCAGAATACCCTTAGCAGCCAGTGTAGAGATTACAGTAGCTTTAGTCAGACCAGTCAGGTTCAGGCAGTTTTCATTAACGATAGCTGCACCACGAACAAGGATAGCTGGCAGAAGGTCAGCGGTTTGCTTGTCGTACTGGTTCTTAACAAAGTTCTGTAACACAATACCGTAAGTATTGGCTTCTTGACCTGCTGTAATCTTCACGCCAGATGCATCAACCAGATCACCGATTGTGTATCCACCTGCCGCAACATTCGCATCAGCGATTGTCTCACGAGTGTAGCCAGTGCTTGGTTCATACTCATGCAGAATCAGATTTGCAAGAGTCTTTTCCAGAACACCTTTTTGACCATTACCTGTAAACATTGTTACCACCTTGAAAATAAATTATTTGTTGTTGTTACCAAACATTTCTTGGACTAACTTTTCCAGACTGTCACTGGAAGCATTAACCTTGGTCTGATCACCACCTGCATCAGTACCAAGCTCAGACATTGCAGCAGACGCTTCAACAGCATCACGAGCAGCATCTGCCACTTGGTCAATCTTGTCAGCCTTCTCTTGAAGAGATGCTGCTTCAGATTCTTTAGCAGACAGTTGTTCAGTCAGTTGTTCTTTTTCAGCAGTAAGAGTGCTTACAAGCTCAGATTGTTCTGCAAGCTTTTGAGATGCTGAATTTAGTGCTGAATCCATCATTGCAACAAATGGGTGATTAGCACCAAGAGCTACTACTTGTTCAGCGTATGCTTTAGGTTCTACACCAAAAGATGCGAAGGACTCTGCTTTATTTACCAGAGCTGTTTCTGCTGCTGCTGCTTTTTCAGCACGTAGCTGCTCTAGCTCTTGACGTTCTTGGTCAGTTAAAGCCATTTCTGATTCCTCAGTTGAAAGTTGAGCATCATTTTCAATAGCAGATGCTTGTGTGATAATTGAAGAGTTGCCATATTGTGATGAGCGATTTGCCGCTAACTCACGAACATAGTCTTCTACTTCATTAAACGACATAATTTCATCTGCTAATCCAAGCTCAATAGCTTCCTTTGCAGAGAAAACGCCAGCCTCTGTATTACGCACTGTGTCAGGATCAATGTTACGGTTAGCAGAAACTAGAGAGACAAAGCTTTCATAGTTGTTTCTGATGCTACCCATGATCTTCTCTTTCACATCCTCAGTAAGAGGTTCAAAAGAGTTACCCATGACTTTCTCTTTACCGCAATACAGTGGAGTAATTTTGATGCCTTCTCTAGTCAGTCGCTTAGAGAAGTCTTGGTGAATAGCAACTACACCAATTGAACCAAGTTCACCTGATTCTGGGACAATTACTTCAGAACATGCTGAGATAATTGCGTAGCCTGCTGATAATGCTTTTTCTGAAGCATAACCAATGATTGGTTTAATTGCAGAGGCTTTCTTAATGTATCTTGCTAAATCAAAACACCCAGCAGCTTCACCACCATTCGTATCTAATTCCATCAGAATAACTTTGACCGAATCATCAGCCAGAGCTAAGTCAATATTACGTCTAATTGCGTTATATGAACTTACGCCTGCACCACATAATGAATCCAGTCCCATGCTTCGATGAGATAGAGAACCAATAATCTGTAGATGTGCAACACCGTTTGCAACGGTCATTGAACCACGATCTTGTGCAGAGTCTGTTGGAGTGTTACGAATATCAGCCCCAAGATTGATTACAGTTTGCTGATTACGACCTTCTAAAAGGTAGTCGCAAATGCTTGTCAGTTCAGTTGGAGTGATTAGGAGTGGTCGATTCAGGAAGCTGGATGTTAAACGGATAAGTTCTCGACTCATTTGTTTACCTCTTCCCGATGTATGTAACTAAGTTAACATCTTTTTAACTATCTGTCAAGCAATTTCAATATAAAAATTATTGACAAATGCAGCATCAGTAGAATTAACCACTGTTACTTCCAAGACGTAAGAACCTTTAATTACAAAATCATCTTTACTACAGATAATGTAATACCTATTTGCAACACTGTCAAGAGCTAATTGCAAATTTTCTTTAACAATCTGTTGACCATATTTAATAGTCAGTTTCATTCCAGTAACTTCTGATGTTGCAAAGTCGATTTCTTTACTTTTACAGTCCATCACACGTACACTGAATGAGAAATCACTGCCAAAAGTGATCTTATCCGGATTGAAGATGGAAGGGGACAATGCATCCCCTGTCCAAATTGTTTTATCCAGACAACGTAAAGCAAATGTTGTCATTACTTATTACTCTTGTTAGCCACAGATTTGTCTCCACCAGAGACGGTCTTTGCAGTACCTTCGCCAGCTGTCTTCATCCCCTCTCCCGCTTTTGATTGACCAGCACCTAACATCTTCTGATCAACAGGCTCTTCAGGGTTTGCTGCTGGAACTCCGATACGAGCACGTAGGTAGTTAGACAGTTCTTTGTCAACTTCCATAGCACCAACAGACACACAACGTTGGATGTAAGAAGACAGGTCTTGCAGATCAAGGTCTTCAATATCACCGTAGCTAATCTCAACCATATCAAGTTCAGGCCATTGGTTCAGCGTATAAGTCTGAGCAACGAGGTCTTTATTGATAACAGCCTTGATCTGCTTCAGGATACCCTCTACAGCCATTGCTAGTGTGTTTGTTTTTGAGTCAGCCAGAGCAAATGAGCCACTACCATTCTGACCAAGCTTTAAAACGTCTGCTAGGAAAGATGTCAGAATCTGTCCTTCATAACGTCTCACAATCTTGTCGGTATCGTAGTTTTTACCACCTTGAACACCAGCTAATTCAAATTTGAACAAGTCTTCTTTTGTTTCTGGATCAATAAAGCGAGGGAACAACACACCGGCACGGTTATTAGCAGACAGGTCATTAATCATCTTCTCACAATATCTGAAGAAGGCTTGCTTTTCAGGATCTACGTCATCACCAAAGTAATCAGGTGGAAGGTAGATAATTGGCATACCCACCATGTCACGGCTAACACCCATCGCTTCAAACTCTTCGATAGCTGTCTTATAGCGCCATGCAACATAGGCATTCAGTAAAGGTGAGCGGCCTTCTGGGTTTCCTCTCTTAGAGTCGTACTTGAACAGAAGGAACTTATCACGAGGCAGTTTAATCTCTGTCTTATCCATTGGATATCCGACAGGTTTCTCTACCAGTGCCATATTCTGACGAACACCTTTCAGCTCTCTAGTCATATCATCAAAATACCACTTATCCAGTGTATCTTGTGAACGAGAGGCCAATTTAGCCCATCCAATCAGACCATCATCATACTTGGAGAAATACTTACCTTTCTTACCCTTTCTCACTTTGTACACTTTTTCATGTACTGAGAATCCGTAGATCAGGAATGACAATGCTTCGTTAATTACATCATCAAAATCCTGTTCCATATCATTCATACAACTTTCAAAGAAGTCGATTCTTTCCTGATACTTCTCAAGGTCGCGCTCTTTACCCTTTGGAGGGACAAAGTGCCAATTAACTTTACGAACAAGAGTCTCAATCAATGACACAGAAGCTGCAATTGATGGATCACGAGCCATAACTTTGAATGTCTGCATGGATTGAGGGAAGCGCAGATCACAACGTGCTTCCTCTCTAATATGACCTGAAGACACTCGCAGACCAAGTGAACCTGCTTCTGATAGAAGAGATTTCTTATTTGATTCTGACAAAGTAGCCATTTATCTAATTCCTGATAGTTGATTCTTTTTATACAATCCTGCACCACTCATATTAGGGACTGGACAGGTCTTCTGTTCAGCCAGAGTAATGAAGGCATCTGATGTGGCATCCACTTGGTCATCCTTACCTTTACCATCACCTGTGAAGGACTCTAATTCAGTGAAGAATCTGTCATTCCAGTCACCACGAACAACACAAACAAGACCTGCTTCCGCTGCTGCGGAGAATGGGGCAAAACGTGTTACCTTGTCCTTGTTTGTAGGCTTGGTACGACATCTGTACCCTCTTTCAGCAAACTTTCTGATAAGGTCTGTTGAGTAAGATTTACCAGCAGCGCCGGGGTCTTGTGGTACTGTTACGCCAGTTGTGAACCCATCATTGTCAGCAGTACTGAGCAATTTATCTTCAACACCAGATGGTCTGTCTCTGAACCGTACCACATGTTCGATGTAGTAGATTCCAGTCTTCAGATCCTTAGACATCTTAACCCCAGCAGTCCAGTCAGGATCAGGATTAACTTCAGATGGTAGAGTTGCTGCCAAGTCCCATGAGCGGACTCTCTTAGCATTCAGTGGAGGTTGATCCACAATATCACACCAATCTCTGCTGAAGTAGTTCGAGCCTTCTGGCATAGCATACCAGTTACCATAACGCAGACGAGCCACGTTGACAGGGGTGTTGTTTTCCAGAGTGCTTCGATATGATGGTTCGATAAAATCCAGAATAGGGTTATCGTCAATGTCACCAGAAATGAATGTGTATGTCTTTGGAACGTCTAATGGGAATTGTTCAAGGATCTCATCCCTTTCCCACGCACTGTGCATGACACCACCCTTCATAACATACCAGCGAATCTTTCCTGATAAGCTTCTGATAGGGTATCCATCTTTATCCAGATATGGTTGAACCCAATCCAGTACAAAGTGGGTTTTATCAGGGTTCATTGAGCACTTCATGTATGAGTTGCCTTTAGCAGCAGAACGCATACGAGTCATCAGATAAGATACCTGATACCATGTAAAATGTGTAAATTCGTCCCAATAAATAGCGGAGTATTCTACCCCTTGATGCCCATCAGCATGTTTCTCTAGATCCATGTAAGCAAATTTAATTCTTGCTCCTGATGGAAAGACAATTGTCTTAGGTTTCTCTAAAGCTCTACCACCAAATAAACTGTACAGCTTCTTAGCAGCAGGCCATAGACCACCTTCTAACTGTGTAGTTGTTCTACGGAAATAAACACCATAGAAGTTCGGGTCATCAATATGACTCAACGCATCCATTAGCAGAGAGTGTGTTTTACCTGAACCAGCAGCACCACCGTAAAGCACGATATCAGCATCAACGTTAAGGAATAACTCTTGAGAGGTTGGTTGAGGTGCTAAGAAGTTAGGGTTATGAAGTAACTCCATAATCACCTTAACTTGGTTTGCTGTGAAAGATTCAATTGCCAGAATCTGTGAGGGCAGTAAGTCTTTAACTGACTTTCCATAAGAAGCAAGAACCTTAACAACATCAGGTGCTAAAGTTCTTGTTCCGGCTAGTACTTCTCTGATCTTCTGGACGCGCTCTAATTTGACTTGTTCTAAATCCATTAAGCGCCTCCATGAATTTTACTCAGCTTCTTTGACAGCCAGCTTTTCAGCAAGCTTATCCAGAATATCCTGAATAGTGATATTTTCTTCAGTCGGCTCAATACCACATGATTTCATGATTGAATTTGCCATGTGACTTACTGCACCATTCAAACCCTTAACCTCCATACTTAGGTCATAAACCTGTGCTTTCAGTTGGGTGTTTTCTTCTTTCAAGGCTTTCAGTTGGTTTTCCATAATTATTACCTCAATCTACTCTGTTTAAGATCCACCCGTAGAAGAATGTCTCATTATTCTCACGAGCTTCTGTGATTTCCATGTAACGTGCTACTTGCAAACCATTCAGACAGCGTAACATAACAAGCTCTGCTTGGCTACGTTTTTGGAAGAATGATTTCAGTGCAGTAACAGTTTTATTACCCATAATACCATCAGTTGTAATATCTGTCCAGTGACTTTGTTTCATATTTAAAACATTCAATGAACGTTGCAGGAACTTAGCAGCAATAGAAATACCACAATTGACACTAGTATCAAACATCTCAGCAGCAACCTTGGCACTGACAGCAGAAACGTCGTCCAGCTTCAGCTTATCCCAATAATTCTTTTTGTAGATTGCCTTGGCAGTATCTAGTGGCAGATCCTTCATCGAGCCTTTGTAGCCAAACTCCCGTGCTACTGCAACAGTGATCCCGTACTTGGTTTCACCACCCTTGTCATCTGGATTGTTTACATAACCACCTTCCAGACCAACAGTATGTTGGAACGCTTGATCAAATGCATATGACATTAACACCTCTTTTTGTAGATATGAAAAAACCCGCTCAGTGGCGGGTTGTATAGGAAGTGGTGCAGCTACAAGGACTCGAACCCTGATCAACAACTTCGTAGGATGTTATGCTTTCCAGTTACACCATAGCTGCATTAATTGGCGGAGAGTAAAGGAATCGAACCCTCACCGTTACCAGTGGCGACAGTTTTCAAGACTGCTTGCTCCCATGAGCACTACTCTCCATTATTCTTAACAGAACCAGTAACAGGACTGAGCTTTCTTTCTGTTAGTGGTTTTTGCAACGTCCTGAATATCCAGATGTTCATCGTCATCATAGATATCGACTTTGCTAGACACATGCTTCAAATGTCTTGTTTGTAAACGTTCAAGTGAATTTGTCGGATTTTTGCAGTATTTCTTATTACTTCCGTAGTTACCACGCTCACGCATGAATTTGTACAGTAGCTTCATTGAATCCTTGACGGGTTCACCTTCCCATAGCCATGAACGACCTTGGTAATCTAGTGCTTTAGCTCGCTTGAACGATCTTGACATTGGCACATATCCTTATTGTTGGTAGACAGAATGGGAGTCGAACCCACAACCAACACCGTATGAAAGTGCTGCTCTACAGTTGAGCTATCTGTCTATTGGTAGTGATAGGTGGAATCGAACCACCAATTTAGACTTATCAGGTCTACGTTATAACCGTTTTAACTATACCACTATGGAACTTTGGAGAATCTGATCGGACTTTAACCGACTAAAAGTTGCTTTGCAGGCAACTGGCTCGTTCACTTCACCTTCAGATCCTTGTTCAGTACCCTCAACAAAACAACCAGAGAGGAAGAATGAAAGAAGGAGGACAATAACCAACCACAGGAGAAACTTGTGAGGATACTGAACAATAATCTAAAGAGTTTGGCAGTAGAGAAGGGACTCGAACCCTTAGACCCTTTGCAGAGCCGACAGTTTAGCAAACTGCTCCAATGACCATTCTGGCACTCTACTATTCAAATTGGTGTGTCAGTAGGGACTCGAACCCTAATCCTAAGCTTTTCAGGCTAATGCTTTTACCATATAAGCTACCGACACATTAATTGGGGTGATCGGCGGGTAACGATCCCGCTTCCAGACGGTCACAGCGTCTACATCATCCGTTAAATGCTTCGATCACATGAAAAGGCACTCTGTTAAGTACATTTTGATGTGATTGCTCAGTATGACCTAAACTGGCTAGGTTCAGTAGGTTTTGATTAGTTCTCAGGAGCTACCCTAAACAACCAGACTTTACTGGTCATGAGGCCAATCATACTAAGCAAATTTGTTGCCTCATGAGCGCACGACCGCCCAATTACAGTGATCAATCTGCAATTCCTCGCATCTACGTGACATCTCTGTACCCACCTTCCATGCACAGATAGCAGACCAGATAATGCCCTTCAATCAAGGGAGAGGCATTGAATTGGTGGGTCGAGTGGGAGTTGAACCCACAACCGTCAGCTTAAAAGGCTGCCACGCTGCCAATTGCGTCACCGACCCGTTGTTGGTGGGATAAGAGGGGCTTGAACCCTCAACCTTCAGTTTAAGAGACTGCTACTCTACCAATTGAGTTACTATCCCATTAAGTGGTGGAGGTATAGAGATTTGAACTCTACTGATTCCCTATTTGCAAAACAGGTGTCCACTCCAAGCAGACCCTACCCCCATTTAATCTTTGGTACTGGCAGTGGGAGTCGAACCCACACTGGATGAAGTTTTAAGCCTCATGTCTCTGCCAATTGGACTACGCCAGCATTGTACAAGTCTTTAGCAATCTTCTTGTAACGCAATCTGTTTGACTCACAATGTGGACAACCACCGTGACTGCGACAAGTCTTATCAAATTGCTTAGATCCAGTATAGGACTTTTTAACAGTTCTACTCATACCAAGACCTTTAAAAATTGGCACGGGTGGAAGGAATCGAACCCTCTTCACTGGTTTTGGAGGCCAGCTAAGTGCCATACTTCACCCATATTACAAAGCAGTTTGGGTAACTTAGGTGTCCAACACCTGCTTTATTGAATTTGGTGCTCAAGGTGGGACTCGAACCCACAAAACCTAGTTTCTAAGACTAGTATGTATGCCAATTCCATCACTTGAGCATAACAGGACACATTACGGTTTATTGATTAAAAGTCAATTCGTAAGTGTTTGCTGAAAGTGTCCTTTTGTATAACACCTAATCAGATGCTATACAGAAGAACCTTTGCAGATTGCTTCCGGTACTGCGCTAACAGTACTATCCTTGTCGGGGATAATTGAGAGGGCTATGTCCGACAAAAACAATCAGTTGTGTATCTCTCTATGACAGTTCGCACATAAGATTACACATTTATCAAGCTCTTTAAAAAGAGTCTCGATAGGAGCTGCATTATGAATCAATGATGAAGGTGTATATTCCTTCTCCACCGGATTAGGGTGATGGAACTATAGTGCCGCATAGCACTTACTGTATCCACATCTTACACAACGAACTCCATAACGTTCTTTTACAAGATCTAGCTTCTCACCACTAAAGCGTTTCCTTTCAGCTTCACTACACTCTTTACAGGAAGGTTTATACTTCACTGTACCTCTCGGTGTTTTACCATTCGTGTAGAACTCACTAACAGGTTTTTCTTTATGGCAGGTCTTGCATATCTTCATAAAAGAACCTCAATTGGCGCGGGCGACAGGACTCGAACCTGCAAGAGTGACTTGGAAGGACACCATGTTACCAATTACATCACACACGCATAATACAGAGCAGTAATTAAGGAGTCACCAGACCCGATACTTGACCACATATCTGTAGAGAATCGAACTCTATACCGTACCATTTCAAAGGTCATCTTTTTAAGTAGTTTGCTGAAACTGCTCTTCAAGTCAATTTGGTTGCGGGTGCAGGAGTCGAACCTGCTATCTATAGCTAATGAGACTATCGAGATACCGTTTCTCCAACCCGCAAATCTTTAGAATCTATCGTAAAGTACACTAGACAGTATTCTTTAGGATAGCGTCTGTCTTTCCAGACTGTCCACAGAATCAGTACTTCGGAGCGTTGTACCTTCTGCTGCAACTGTTTTTCTGGGGCAAAGGTAGGTATCCTAATAAAGAACCTATTAAACCTAAGACCAGTACAATCTACAAAGTCACCTGTTGCTGGACTACTGTAGAAGGGTTCGCGCCATCGCTTGAATCTTTGGTGCTTCGCATAGGACTCGAACCTACATCACCGACTTTACAAAGGTCGTGTAATAGCCATTATACTAACGAAGCATTAAACTTTGGTATTCCTGACGGGGATCGAACCCGTGCTGCCAGATTGAAAGTCTAGTGTTCTAACCGTCTAAACTACAGGAATACATCTTAAATTGGCGAGGATACCGAGCATCGAACTCGGAGCTGTACCGTGACAGGGTACTATGTTATCCGTTTACACCATATCCCCAATTATTAATGTCAGAGCACGTCTTTTTCACTTATGATTGGCAAGTAAAGTTATAATATTGCTGAATGTGCTCTTTAAAACTCTTTGGCAGAACTGTCTGGACTCGAACCAGAAATATGAGAGTCAAAGTCTCAGGTGTTAACCAATTACACTACAGTCCTATCTAATTTGGTGGATGAGGTTGGACTCGAACCAACAGTCATATGAACTGATTTACAGTCAGCGCGGCTACCAATTACCGGTTACACATCCATTAAATCTTATGATGAACCGTACCCATCTCGGTTGAACAGAGAACATTAAGGACTCTGTAAAGGTTTTTACATCAAATTGGCGCGGAATACAGGACTCGAACCCGTACCTAATGGCTTAGAAGGCCATTGCCCTTTCCAGTTAGACTAATTCCGCATTTTGTAAAGCATGTCTGCTAGGCTAGACCCGACTTAGCTCAACGGTAAGTTGAAATTATCGACCTAGCAGACAAATTGGCGGGAAAGGTGGGACTCGAACCCACTACCATCGAGTTAACAGCTCGCCGCACAGCCGTATGTGCTTCTAACCCATATAAACAATAGCTAGGAGGGACACCCATTTTAACAATCCTTCTGAACTAAACCAGAATAGACTATACGTTAAACATTTCCCCTCATCTGTCTCAGATGGACTACGCAGCATCGGTGATTTTCTGCTGTCTAGCTAAAATTGGTCTTCCCAACAGGACTCGAACCTGCGACCCCATGTTCCCAAAACATGTGCTCTACCATCTGAGCTACAGGAAGATTAAAACTAATTTTTAAGATACCTTCAGAAGTGCTCACTTGTTTTCTACCCAAAAGAAAAGTATATGTGATTTGCTGAATGTCTTCTTTTAAAGTATCTTAAAGATTAACTTCGTATTATTTATTAAAACATGTTTTTCAGTATCTGTCAAGCTTTTTATCAAACTATTTTCAGAACATCTTCAGAGGACGTTTCCTCATCTGATAAATACCATTTAACCATGTTTTTTAGGACTTGTCAACAAGTTTCTCAATAATTTTTTTAGGTTACTGAGAAACTGTTGATTAGTTCGTTTTCCCAACGAGAGCTATTAAAACATATCTAATAGCTCCCTGTCAACACTTTTTCTTAGAAGTCGTAACGGCTATCCAAGATTGCTTTCAGCATCACACCAAGTGGTGTTAAGTCTTCACCACCTAACACACTCTTCAGAGTAGCTGCTGAGAAGCCGCTAACCATAGCCACACGCTTATCAGTCATGCGGTTGGTGTAGTTGTTAGTGCTACGCGCTGCAAGCTTCCAGTAGATTACCTGTGGAGCTGTGTAGCCATGTTCAGAAAAGACTTTGTTCATTGCTTCAAAGTTTGTCTGACGACCAAACACTGCATCAAATTCCATGTCAGAGAACACGATAACCTTGCTTGGCAAGTCTTCTTGGCTCAGGTTGTGCTTAACAGCCAGACTAACAATCTCGTTGAAAGCTTTCTGCAAGTTAGTTGAACCATACTCAACGTGCTTACGCACAATGCGCTCTTTTGACTGCAAGGTGTTTCCACCACTGATATCAATGAAGAATGGGTTTGTGGAGTAAGCCATTAACTTGTCTTTAAAGATACCATTATTACGTTCTGCACAGTAGATGCTCAGTGCAACCCCGATATCCAGCGCATTTACTGCACCGAAGTTTTCGCAAGTCATAGATCCTGAAACGTCTGTCATGCACAGAATGTTTTCTGAGTTACCGTTCATGTAGTCTGGTAACGCTTCCCACTGTGCTTGTGCAACTGAAGCTACGCCATGACGAGTAGCAACCAGAACATCTGCTGGGGTTAAGGTTGTTGCATTAACCTTTGCAGTACCCTTTTGAAGTGACTGGACGTACTTACGGTACTTCTCTCCACCCTTGTTCAGGAACAGCTTCTGATAACGGGCTGCTGCACGAGAAGGCAGTTTTTCATAGTCAATGTTGTCAAAGTTACCTTCAGTGATGTCTGTTTCAACAACCTTCGCATATGATGAGAAGAGTTTGCGCAGTTCCTTTGGAGATACGCCTAAAGCGCGGCGGATAACCTTGAAATTCTCATTACGGCTGTTGTGAGGCATCCACTTAGCAACCAGTGCTCGCGTATTCTCATCAGCCAGTCCTGCAAAGATCAGCTCTAAAGCATCCTTTTCAAGACTTGTTCCGAAGTAAACCAGAACATCATCCCAACGACCGATTACTGGAATCTTTGGCAGCAATCGTAAAGCGTAATCTTTGTGGTGCTTGATCAGTTCTGTTACAGCATTGCGGAACAACTTACGTTCACCGATACCACCACGTACATCTCGCAAGTACTGCAATGCACGAACAGCCAGTTCAGGATTCTGCTTAACAGCACGGTTGAACAGTTCCATGAAACCACTTTGGTTGTTACGCATTGCTCCCATTTGAGAGAACATGTCCAAAGTTGCTTCGCCACTTGATGCATGGGTTACTGCGCCATTTTCAGTACGAGCAGATTTGATATTTGATACGTTGAATAATTTGCTCATGTCATTTCTCCTGTTTAGTTGACGAGGGAAAATGTACAGAACATTTGGGAGGGTGTCAATAGGAATTTTAAGAGGATTTGAGAGGTTTTCTGCTGAAGCCTTGTGGTAGCTCACATTTTTGCAGAAAACCTCTGAGGTTGCGTTATACGGACGATACGCGGCTAAAGACAGGTTTGTTTTCCTTCGGCTTCGCTTCGCCGTCTTCAGACTCATTAGGAGCAGCCTTTTCTTCAAGAGTTTTCATACCATTTGCAGTCTGACTTAGAACGATCTTAGCAGAATCTACACGAAGCTTCAGAGTTACCTCTTCTGGCTTGATGTCAAACTCACTCAGTAGTTCCTCATCCCCCTGCATAATTGCATTGAGCAGACGTGCTGCAACTTCTGATCCATCGTCCAGCTTGTGTTGTGCCTTGATCAGTGAACTCTTGTTACGTGATCCCTTTGGTCTTCCATTCGGATTTCCAGATTGGCCTTGTTTCCACTGGCCTCTGTTTCGCTTAGTAGTCATTTTGTGTACCTATAGAGTGATCTGATCAGATCCTGATCAGTATAATTAGAGAAAAAAGGAGAGATATAAGATTAATAACTATAAGAGATATCTCTTAAAGATAATCTTTAAAGATTCCTGAATAGAATCCTGTGCAGTTTACGAAACCTAGCTTATCATAGTTTTTTAAAGTCGTCAATCACATATTCACCTCTACTCTCTTTTCTTCTTAGTTAATTATTTTGTTGACATTCTTTAACAGTTATGATGTAATAGTGGTTGTAAATTGTATCCACAGGAAATCTTGTTATGAAGAATGAAAAGAAGGTGCTAAACAAAGTACCACAAAAGTCTGCTGAGAAACAATCTCAAGAGATTCCAAAGAGAATCGAGTGTGAACACTATGCACCTCACGAGATGGAACTGTACAAATTCTGTAAAGGATATGTAACAGCAGAAGACCATTCACATCAAACTTTGTGGTGATTATGATGGTAAAGCATAATGTGTTATTCTATCACTGTTGCGGAAGTGGACGAGATTCGTGATTACATGATTTGGTTTCCTTCCGTTACAAAACAACTGCAAAGAAAACTCAAAGATTTGGTCATGTCTCTTGATCAACGTGCAAGAATTGTCCCCAAAGATAATCCTGTGATTAACCTCTCCAAAGAGGAATATGCAGGAGTGACCAAAATCAAAAACCTATACAAAATAAGCTGAGGTAATTATTATGGCTGAGATTTCATACCGTCCAAATGACGAGATTGGTATTCGTGGTATCAACTCTGAAGATCTGCTGAAAAGCTTTCATCAGTTTGTGAAGAATGGGTATCACTACAAACCATACTCTCATGCACGACTGAACCCACTCTTACCAGTACAAACACTGACTATGACCAAGACAGGTGATGCCGTTAAGGTTAGCCAATCAGTGACTGTCGAAGGTACTGGCAACATTAGAACAGTCATGTCTTACAATGCAGAAGACTTCTTAGGTACTGTTGAGAGTCTGTTTAATGAGGGCTTTATCCTGTACCAAGCACCTATCATGCATCATGGACGCTATTCTGCTACCGTGATTAAAGAGGGTGCTGCTGAGGTTCATCCAGAACCACTGCACAAGCCTGAACCTGTAGTTGAGCAAGCTGATATTCCGGTTGTTTCAGAGGACACACCTGTTGAGGTGCCTGATGAAATTGAACTGTTTGATATGAACAAGGCTCAAGGCATGACAACAAAAGAAGAACTTTACGACTATGCTCTGAAGTTCAATTTCAAGTTGGATAAGCGTAAGTCTTTAGAGGCTATGAAGAAACAACTTGAACCAATGGTATCTTAATCGAGATACTTTAACGGGTGGCTGAATAGTCACCCTTTTTATTAGTAAGGTGAAAAAAATGGCAATTCATTTTGGTTCATCAGTCAATGGTCTGATTCTGAAAGACTTCATGATCTCTATGGCAAACCAGTACCTGAATACTGCTGAGACACACATTGTAGACTTCACGAAAGAGAAGAATATCAAGGCTCTCAGTTTCTCAAGTGCTAACGGTGGTCATCCATATTTTGAACTTGATCAGGATCTTGCTGTGGCTGACTATCAACAAGTCTACACACCACAAGATGGACAGTTCCTTGCACCGAATGGTGTTAAGAGTCTTGGTGTATTCCTGAATGAGATTCAGATTGCAGCTATCCAAGGATTTATGCCTGAATTTGATTTCATTCCCGCGCACAAGAGTATCCTTGGGTCTTGGAATGCATTCATGAAACGAGATATCCCACCATACCTTACCGTTGTTAAGCAACCAGCATCAGTCACAGTCCAAGAAGCTCAAGAGTTCACTATTGATGCTATCTGTGACCGCCCTGAAGCACATTGGGTTGTAAAACATATTGTCGGTCAAGTCGAAACTGACGTTGCGAACGGTGTTGGTACAACTGCAACCTATCATGTTCAGGAAGCTACACTGGATGACGCAGGAAGCTACAAGATTGTGTTTACAGAGGATGCCCTGACTGCCACATCAAACACTGTCACAGTGACTGTAACTCCGATTCCTTTGGTAGTTACCGTACCTATGCTAGACAAGACTGTTGATGAACTTGGTGATCTGATCCTGACTGCAACATGTAACTACTCATCTGCAACTTTCACTGTTTTCAAAGACGGTGTGCAAGTCACTCAAGCTGCTGGTCAGACAGCGCAGTATGAGGTGAATGGCATTACACTGGCAGGAGCTGGTGTGTACGAGATTGTGTTTACGGCTGCTGGTCAAACAGTCTTCACAAGTTGTAATGTGGTTGTTAGAGAAAGCCCTCTTCTGATTACCAACGTATCGCCTAATGTAACCATTAATGTGGGTCAACAGTTCTCAATCAGTGCAACTGCTAACCGAACAAATGTTACATGGAAGTTGATGAAAGGTTCAGAACTTATTGCAACAGGTTCTGGGTCAAACGCTGTGTATAATGCAACTGGTATCTCACCACTAATGAGTGGCTTGTATCGTTTTGTGTTTACATCGTCTCAACAAGAAGTGACATCAAGTAACATCTCCGTAACAGTTAATCCTTCAGCATTCAGCTCAGGATTCTCATTAGGATTTGGTGCTTAATTGTACAAGGGACTCTTCGGAGTCCTTTTTATTTGACATACCAAAAAGACTAGTGTTAGAGTTCCACAAAATTAGTGGAGGGTAACATGGTAGATATCTTTGATAAAAGCAATCCGATAGATGTAGAGTTTCGTATTCCTCAACTGGAAGATGCATTCATGTGCAATTTTGAGACTGTTCAAGAGCACGAAACACTAGAGGGTCTTGTTCTGTTTTTCGTTAATCACCTGACAAAATGCAGACCACTAACCTATACAGTAGAAGAGTTTGGTGACAATGGAAATGTGTTCACTGTCAAACACAAGACAGGTGTATTAGCAGGTTCCACTGCTTTTGTCATCTTCTTGCGATTCTATGATGCAGTAAGTGGTAAGGAAGTTGTATGAAGAAGGTGACACTAATCGTAACATCTGACGTTTCTAAATCTGCCATTGGCAATAGTATGCTGAGACTGATTCAGAAAGATGATATGAGCAAATGGTTAGAGGGTGGGACGGATGAAGCACCTGACTCCTTACGTTTAGTAGACAACGACAAGTTACCTGCCAAGGTATTGTCTTACAAGGATAGTGTAGAGATACATCTAAGCACAGAGATTACCGCCAAAGAGTTAGGACATTTAGAGGCATTCATCTATGCCCTTACTGGAAGGCGTTATCCTGACAAACAGTTTGACTACATCACTATTGAGTATGGATGTCACATGAAAAGCAACCTTAAAGACTATATTGCAAGACGCGAGGATAACTAAATGATAACAGTTGGTACTGAATTAATCCCAACCACGGGTATCTCTTCTTTCACAAGAATCCCATTAGGCTCAATCTATGATCTGAAGAAAGCTTCACAGGTTTTCAAAACAGCAATCAAGAGTGGATACGAACCATTCATGAAGCACTGTGACCTGAAAAACAAACCAGTTGCTGAACTTATCAATGAGGCTTGTACTGATTTCGATACACTCATGACCTCAATTGGTTCAGTTCCAGTTTGCAGAATCAACCTGAATAATGGTAAGAGTGTTGATTCTTGGCTAACCATGCAGCAGCTCACACAGGCATTTACCAGTCCACTAGAGAAAGTCTCATCCGGTATGCCACGGTTTGACCTTGATGGTGTAGATGAAGTAATCAATAAGCGCAGCTTTGGTGTATTCAAGACTTACTCAGATCTGATTGATGCTGCTGTTGCACAACAAAGAATAAGTAAGCTTTAATGTTTAAAAGAGTTCTTGTGGCGATACTACTGTACATTCTTCCGGTGGTATCAGCAGACTCTACAGGAAACTCACCAAGAAACCTATCAAGTGAAGTTTGTGATGATCCTGTTAAGATGATTGATGTGTCAATTGCATATCAGACCTTTTCAGGATTATCCTTCAACTATGACAAGGGTATTTTCAAAGATCCATACAATAAGCCTGACAAATTTGTACCTTTTGATTTGACTGCTTTGTATGTTTTAACCGATGCTGGTTATAAGCATGGTATTTCAAGAGCATATGCTACGAAGATGGGAATCACCATTCCAGATAGTCCTCGTAAATATGCTCTTTTTGTTATGTCTATGATCAATGACGAAACATTTAGGAACTCTATGTTCGTCTGGTATCGTAGTTTTGGAAGAGAGTATTCTGATTCTGATAATCCACGAATTTTGCAAGCATTCTTGTTTGCTCAACAGGTTTTAGAAGACAGACTATTGAAATTAGGAGCTGACTATGGTGAGATGCACAGAAGGGCAATAGTGGATAGCAGAAAAGCTGTATTCCTATTGGCCTTGGTTAAATCCTGTACAGAAGATAACAATATTGACATTTTTAGAGGTGTATGATGAAAACTGTAACGTTAAAAGGTATCGAACTTACTGTTAAAGAAATGCAACACATCTACATGGTTCGCTACAATGTAGGTTTTGGTGGTGTGATTGCAGGAAAACGCTTTAAAGTCTTGAGTGGTTCTGTTATGATCGGCTACACAGTAATTAGCTGCGAAGAGATTGCAAAAGCTTATGAACAGTACGTCAGAACGGAAATTACATGTGAAGAACATAGAGAAGATCCAATTCTCTAAATGTCTTCTTGATACCAACTCAGGACAACTTAGCGCAACTATATTCACCAAGGATGGTGATATGATATTTTTAAGAAGAGCCTTAATGGAGGGGATTAGAAACACTGCACACCTACGTGATGCATTTAGTGGTGCATTCCTTCTTGCTAAAGTCTTCAAGGACAGAGAGTTCAGTGTTCGTCTAGGTTTTGCAGCAACTAACGACCATGACTCACTTGAAGAACTGTCTGTTGTGGTTGAAGGTAAAAAGGCACATAAATTCATTGAAAAATTGGAGGTTGTATAATGAAAGTTCATATTTATAACTATGATTATGGTTATGAGTTTAGTGAGACTTTTGTAGTTGATGACCTTAGAGCTGCTTATAACAAAGATAGGCAGGCTCTTGGTCAGAGGCTGTACTGTCATAACAGTGTGTTTGGTCGCCAATCCTATTGGGTGACTTTTAAAGAGGCATATAAAATACATCTTAACCCATTTAAACAGATTTTAGCTAAAATTGGTCTTTTAAAGATTGACATCAAAGACAGTACTGGATACTATACGCTTCATGGAACAGTTAAGGAATTTGCTGCACTTGATATTGAGGTAATCTTCGTATGGTAGATGTATACAAGCTCAATAAGATAGCTGTAATTGATGTCATGTTTGATGTGGGGTTCAGATGGGACTTAATGCCAAGTACATCGTGTTTGTATTTCGACCCCGTATCCAGCAGGTTAAAAGCCATTAGCTATCTTGGAGATCACATATCAGTAAGTAAAAAGTGTGCAGACATGTTGGCTGAACTTAAAAAGGCTTTGATCTCAACTCTGGCGGTGAATCGTGTTGCTGAAGCAATCACCATAACTCAAGAAGACTACTATACACATAAAGGTTCTACCAAGGTTGAAACACCAACTTTAGAGAGCAATTTGCAGGAAATTGAGAGGATTTTGGCAGAAAATGCTGATTTCTCACGAAAAATCACTGAAAATAACCAAAAATTGGTTAAATTACGTGAAAATCTATCAAAAGACTGAAAAATGCAGGTATTTTGAATGAAAAATGCAACGTCTATGGTACTGGTTATTATCCTAATAGCATTTGTTATGGTAGCAAACAAACTCGTTTTTAGTTACTGCTCAGATGCCTCAAACAGTGGTTTTATGCGTGATGCAGTGTGTTACAAGATTGATCTGATCAAAAAGGTGTTTTAACCATGAAAAAGATAGTAGAAAAAATGAGAGAGTCCAAATTCCTCACTGTCATGTCATTCCTGATTGGTATTTGGATGAGTGTACATCCTGTGTACTACCTTGCTGCATCATATTTTGTATACGCACTGTTCAACATCCTACTCATGTCTTGTGTATTCACCGCTATGGCGTTTCGTGGTGGACTTAATAGCAAAGAGGATACTGTAAAACTAGCTAAATCAGCGTGGAAGGATTGCCTAGAAGACTTGATCTTGGTGTACTGTGTAGCTGCAACAATAGGGTATGTTGCTGGACAATTATTTTTGATGATTTTTTGAAAAAAGTAGTTGCAAAGTAAAAACCAAGTCTGTAGTATTAACATCGTTCCAGTGAGGAACACGTTCTTTAACATCTAAGAAGGAAACACACATGCAATTTAACAAGAAAGTTATTGTTGGTGCAGTTGTTGCACTGATTCTGGCAATTGTTGGTCTGAACTCCTATAAGGTTGTTCAGGATGGTTCTGTAGCCACCAAGACATTCATGGGTAAGGTATCACCAACAGTTCTTAACTCTGGTTTGCACTTTCCTGTAAACCCGTTGGCAAGCTTTGACACATTCTCAACACGAGACATCAAAATCTCATTTGATCGTGTCCAAGTGCCGTCACAGGATAAGTTCAAGTCTGCGGTTGATATTACTGTTATGTTGAAATTTGATGGTAATAAAGCACCACAAGTTCGCATTAATGGTGGTACACAAGATATTGCAATTGACAAGTATGTAACTCAGAAACTGATGTCAACTGTCCGTGAGTACGGTAAGTCAGTCAAGGTTGCACAAGATTTGTTCAAACCTGATGTGCAGGCTGGTCTGCAAAGTGCAATTATGAACGAGGTTAATGAGTATTCTCAACCTTATGGTTTCACAATCACTGAAGTATTCCTGCAAGATATTGACCTTGATGAAGCTATCATGAAGCAGGTTAAAGCAACCAAGATTCGTGAAGAAGCGGTAAACCAAGCTCAAGCAGATTTGGATCGTGAAGCTAAGATTGCACAGAAAGCGGTTAAGACTGCTGAAGCTGAACGTGAAGCAGCAGATCAGCGATCAATTGCTCGTGAGCGTAACGCAAGAGCCGAAGCCTATGCATTGCGTCAGATTGCAGAAGCAAAACTCTTTGCTGCTGAAAGAGAGGCTGAAGGTAACAGAAAACTGCAATCTTCTCTGACTCCTGAAATCCTGCGCAAAATCGAACTGGAAAACCAGCAGACTCTGTATAGCCGTTACGGTGGTGGTACTCCTTCTACAGTCACAATTATGGGCGGTGACGGAAAAGTTAACCCAAACCTGTGGCTGAACGGAAAGTAATCTGATACACTAATTGGGCTGGTCATTTCGATCAGCCCTTTTTTATAGGAGAAAATCATGAGTTTCTTATCATTTGTAGGTGCAGCATTCATCTGTGTGCTGCTTTGCTTAGTATCCTATGGATTCTTCTTCCTTGTGATGGTTGTCGGTGCTATCGGAGATCAGGACAGAAAATCTATGTGGTTTATTATTGGGATTGGTACTGCAATCCTCAGCACAGGATGGTATCAGTTCTTTACTTCAATACTTGGATAGGAGGTGTGAAATGGGTATTGTGCAAGAACATAAACGTATGTACAAAATCCTAATGGATGTGAAAAGTTTCCTTCTGTGTCCACCACGTAATACGATGTCTATTGAGGAAGCTCGCAAGAGTCTGATCAACCGTATTGACACGATGTTCGATGAGGTGGATGATACACAAACTACTAAAACTGGCGAGGTGATTTCATGATTGACTTTAGTATTGTTTTTGCAATTTTGTTTGTTATGTTGGTATTGGTTGTTATTCTTGGCATCAAACTGTCAGATCTCCACAGTAAGTACTGCAAAGAGGTAAGAAAGCGTGAGGTGCGAGATGGGCTACTGAAGTCTACCAAGTATCTTCTGGAAAACACTGAATGCTCTCTAAACGTCTGTCATTGTGGTGATAGCATGGATGGACATTCTGTTCTTAGCAACCACTCACCAGTGGATATGGGACACACTATGGCAGATCGTCTGCTAACAGACATCACAAATGTACTTTCTGAAGAGTGAATGTATGATTGTCTTTGTAATTCTTTTGACAGTAATCTTGACTGCTATTGTGATTGTTGGTGCTCTGCATATTGCACAGCTAACAGCAGCACATAACCGTATGCACGACCTTCTTGAAGATGTTCAAGAGACTCTGCGGCCATTTGACTATGATAACTTTACAGATATCAAGCTGCGGGTGGACAGAGAGCTGGAACGGTGATCCGCGAAAATTTTTATGTATTTGGGCTGAACATTGTTCAGCCTTTTTATGTAATATCACACCTAAATACTGAAGATGTGAGGAAGCTATGAAACTTGTACAAGGTGTTGGTATCAATGATATGCCCAGAGGTTCAACCACTTATATAGGTGAGAATGGAAAACAAGCCCAACACGGCTTCTACAGGAAGTGGATAAATATGATCTCTCGTTGCTATGATACAAAGTACCATCATAAGCAGCCCACTTACATAGGTTGCTCAGTATGTGAAGAATGGAAAACTTTGAGTAAATTCAAAGAGTGGTTTGATCAGCAACCACTTGAACGCCAATCTTGGTGTCTGGATAAAGATTTACTTATCACCGGAAATAAAGTGTATTCACCGGAAACTTGCATTCTTGTCCCGCATTGGTTGAATAACTTTATTACTGAAAATTGTGCAGCTCGTGGACAGTATATGCTCGGTGTATGTTGGAATAAAAGAGCTGGCAAGTTCCAAGCACGACTCCGTGTAGATGGAAATGTGAAAACGGTGGGGTACTTCACAGATGAACTTTCCGCACACATTGCATGGAAAACTGCCAAGCTACAAACGGTTCATGATATGAAAGATGAGCTGAATCAGATTGACCACAGGCTGTATGAGGTTTTAGTAAAAAGATACAGTTAATAAAAAGGGGCTTTTCAGCCCCATTCTTTATTGTTCGTGCTCCTTCAATTTTACCAGTGCCATCGTCACCGCTCTCAAAGGATTCTGGTCTTTAGCAGTGACACGATCATCGCGGTCATATACATGCCAATTCTTGTCACCTACCATATCTGGTTGAATCCATAAGTTGTTCTGGAATGCTAAACGCATAGCTGAATAGTAGTCCTCACAGTAATTGTTCAGGCCAAGCTCAGGGTAATGACTGTGCATACGGATGTTCAGTTCCGTATCAGTACACTTATCAACTTCTTTAGATTTGATATCTGACACTTCAGTAAAGTAGGCACTCTTGCTATCTCTGCGGTCATACGGAACGCAAGGAACATTATCACAGTGGTCAGTGTCCTGTAATGCACACTTCGCACAACAGTCATCCCACCCACTAGGAGATATCACGTTGGCTGTGTATATTACCTGATCAATCTTGATGATGTTCTGGTCATCTGAAAACATTATGGTGCTCATAGGTTACTCCTTCTCTAAATGAGCTTATATTGTACAGGAAGGGTACTACAGAGTCTACCCTTTGACTGCAAAGAGTGGATCTGTTAGGATGTACCTGTCAAACAAACTAGAGAGGAAACTATGAAACTTGTACAAGGTGTTGGTATTAACGATCTGCCCAGAGGGAGCTGTTCAGAAAGGATTGATGGTAAGCAGACGGTATACCCTTTCTATGATAAGTGGCACGGTATGATTAGACGCTGTTACTCCCGAAAGTTGCATCAAAGACACTCTACCTACAGTGGATGTTCAGTGTGTGAAGAGTGGAAGACTTTGAGTAAATTCAAAGAATGGTTTGATCAGCAGCCACTTGAAAGATACTCTTGGGATTTAGATAAAGATCTGCTGTTACCAGATAACAAGGTATATTCACCTGAAACGTGCATCCTTGTTCCACACTGGTTGAATACCTTTGTGGTTGAAAGCAATGCTATTCGTGGGCAGTACATGGTTGGGGTCTATTGGGAGAAACAAAAAGGTAAGTTCAAGTCCTACATCAGTGATGGAACTGGAAAAATGAAAAGCCTAGGACTCTTCACAGATGAACTCTCAGCACATATTGCATGGAAAGCTGCAAAGCTACAAATGGTTCATGACAGAAAAGATGAACTCAATCAGATCGATCATAGACTCTACGATGCATTGGTGAAACGGTACTCATAAGGCACTTAACAGGGTATGTTCGAGAGATTTTGAGCATACCCTAAACCCCCTCCTAAAAAGTCCCCTCTAAAACTATAGCTGCACAACTTTCCCCCCCTAAAAATATCTGCAAACCTTCTGAAAATCTGATCAGAACAGGTCTAGCACGTAATTAACCCTCAAAAGCAGGCTGCATAAGGGCTGCATAGTATTTGCATAGGTCATCTGCATAGCCTGTTTTACCTGTATTTTTTAAGGTTTAACTGCATAGGTACTGCATATTTGACTGGAACACATGTTTCGGTGCTTAGAGGCTGCAACAGCGCATTAACAATTCAGCCATAATTTTAAAATATCTGTGCAACATCTGATTAACATCCTTTACAACTCATTAACATGTAACAATCCAGTAACCTTTATAACAACTGATCAACACTGGCATATATAGTTTAACAACTATCCTGTCCAGCTGCCCTGTTAAGCAGTTGCATAGACTATGTAAAGAAATTGTAAAGGACTTGTACAGGCTTTTAACATGGCTTAAAAGTACATCTTTACAAGGCTTTAGCAGTATGCTAGGCAGGTAGACTGTTAAGATAGTTGTACAGTTTGTTAACATGAATTTAACACGGGCATAATACTGTATAGGTATCTTTAAAGTACATCTTTACAAGGGCTGTATATTGTGAGTGTGAATAAACTGTATAGGTAACTGTTAAGGATATGTTAAAAGGTGTGCTGTATATGCATGTTAACAGGATGTTGCATAGATGCTGTTCAGATGTTGCACAAATGTTGAATCACCACTGAATGTTAATGATATGTTAAAAGTGATTTTATTCAGATTCTGTTAAAAATTTGTTAAGATATTGTTGCAGGGGTGTAAAAGTGGCTAGTACTTGCAGCATATAGGTAGCAGTCCTCACAGTGTTTTTACAGTGATCCTCCCAGTAAATCTACGCATAACCATAGCAGTGATCTAGGCAGATTTTGCATAGAGTGTCGCTAGACGCTCCCCAGCGTTATCTCCTACCGCTAGATCTGTATAGGTATCTATCTAGGCTCTGTATAGCTCTCTATTGAGTTTTAATCCTTAGCTGTGGGATTGTATAGGGATCTATCTAAAAGCTGTATAGCGTGGTTTTAAGGGGCTTTAATGGGGAGTCTTAAAGGTGGGATCATTCGCTCCGCTTCTCTTTTCCCTTGTATCAGTTTTTATCTGTGGTGTACTGTATCAACTACCTTTAAAGGATACTGATCAGATAAGACTAGAATAAAAGTAAGAGTGTGAACGTATAGAAGTGTTAAAGAATCTTTAAAAGTGTTTAAAAGATGTTTTAAAACTACCATGAAAAATGGAAAATTTCAAGGGGGTGTTGGTCACAAACTAGGCAAACAGTCTAAAAACGTGATCTATACAGGATTTTTTCTGATACCGCGTAAAACGTCCTGTATAAGCCTCTGAGCGTTTTTATCCTGTGCTGGTATGGTTTATCAGGGTAGCCCACTAAATCACTCTAGTAGGCTTCCTGAGAGGCTTACGCCCAAAGAAACGCTTCATCCTCTGGCACTGGCGCAAATGTTTTGGCAAATTCAGCCTTTGCAATCTCCTTTTCATGTGCTGGGAGTACTTTTAACAAGTCTTTGAACAATGTTTCACAGTGACTTGTTAGACGTTGTAACAGGTGCGCTCTCTGGTCACTGGTCAGTTTTACCGCTTTAGTGTTGGCAAACATCCCGTTTTTGAATATGTCGCGGCACTCCTGCAATGCTTCAAACTCTTTTACACGAAAACCAATGCTGTCAGTGTAGCGGATCAGATCCTTGTACAGAAAGCCGTAACCTACGATCAGGGCATTCAGGCGGCGGGCTACTGGCTTGTTTGCTTCCATTTCAGCCTTTATTTCAGCTTCCTTAATAATGCTGTAAAGCTTTTTGATTGCTACTTTGAACATGGCGGCGTAGGTTTCACCACGGATTACAGCGCGAACTCCGCGCACTACCTGATGCGCCAGACTCATAACGTTTTCACGTGTAACAGTCTTATCAAGTTTATTCATAGTGATCACGGTGGCGATTGATACGTTTAACATTTTAAAGCCCTCTTGGTTAGTTGGTCTGTCGTGTTGCTATGTGGGGTATTATACGGATCTGATCAGGTATTGCAATACCTTATAGAAAAAAAAAAAAACCGGATACTTGATCCGGTCTAGTAGCAGTTAACAGCCGTGTGCTATTCCTAGCAAGCGAAGTATGTATAACTTTTTCCAGTATCCTCTGTATGCGTTGTGTTGGCTAAAGCCGTCACCAATCACGCAAAATTGAACGCATAAGCCGCACTGACCGTTATATTCATCGATCAGGTCATCATGTAGATCAACCTTGTAAATCTTTGCCAGTCCGTGTTTTGTTTGAATGACTGGCGCGTTATCCTTTGTGAATTGAATCACGGAGTTATCCCAATCGGTTACACGGTTTAAGAGGAATTCCAAACTATCCAGACACTCTTTTGCGTCCTGTGCAACCTTTGGATCAGTTGATGACAAACGCGACTCATACCACTGCGCATCGGTCACGTACAGACGATGCATTCTTTCCTTTCCCTTGATTGGCATAGTGCGGATAAAACGCTCTGAAACTGTCTGATTAGTCATTGTCAAGCCCTCTTAAAAAGTTAGTTTGTGGTGTGTTGTGTTGCTATGTGGGGTATTATACGGATCAGGGCTTACATTGCAAGCCCTTTTCTGTGATCTGTATCAGATATTTTGAGACAGGTATAATCCGCAGTTTTCGCACAAGTTACGCGCTGCAATAAACGCCTTTTCTGTGTAACTGCCTTTGATGATCTTCAGGTAGTCTCCCATGATGCAAATTGTGTCATAGTAGCTTTTGCGGGTGATCAGAGTGTAATCCCAACTAACACGCCCCAAGTAATTAACAATGATCTCAAAATCCACTCTTGCACCTGCTTCTACAATTTTGATCACGTTGTATAGTGCTCTCAAGCAATATGTAAACATATCTTTGTAGGTAAAGGCACGTGCGCGACCACATCCAAAATGCTGTTTTGTTATCATGTGGGCTTTTTGCATTACGTTTTCACGGTTAACACTACCACCGCAACAACCCATAGCTGAGATATCCAGCGCCATTTTTTGAGACAGTGACATAGTTAACATTGTAAAGCCCTCTTAGTTGTTGGTTTGTTTCGTTTCTATGTGGGCTATTATACGGATCGAGAAGGGCATTGCAAGCTGATTTTGCAATTATTTGATGTGGGCTTAAAACGCCGTAGAATTGAATCTGAGAGGTTTTAGCCCTTTACAGTACGGTTTATCAGGTAAAGGGCTAAATGCGCTGTGTGTGCGTCCTGTGGGGCTAGAATTTGATGTTGTAAGCTCTTGCAAGGATCTTTTTGGCACGATCTAGATCCTGTGGTGGTCTAGTGTTGTTCAGGATTTCTTTAAAAGCATTTTGTGCAACAAATAAGCTTTTACGGTTTTTGATCGGGTACTTTAAAGGGATCATCATGGCATACCTTGGAAAGTGGGGCTATCTCTAGCCCCTTGTCAGCAATCACCAGTTAGTGCGGATCATTTTCTCATATGCAAGCGTCTTAATATGATATGTCCCGTTTTTACTAACCTGTAATTGGTCTGTCAGTGGGTAGACGTTTTCAGGGTGTCCAATCACTGGATCTTGTGCTCTATCATGTTTCGCATGGTAGGCTGTCATATAGTTGTTTGTACGGATCACCTTGTACTGCGCTGCTGTGGTTCCGTTAACTTGTGGCGCTTGTTTGATGTAGTCTGCGATCTCTAGGATACGCGGCAATGATGCTGTAAAGTCTTTGATGTTGGTTGTGCGCTTATGCTGTGCGATAGTTTCCATAGTAAGGATAAAACGCTTAATTCCTTCAGCCTTTGCGACCGCTTGCCATTGGCTGGAAACTGTGACCAACTTTTCACACTCTGCGATAACTTGATCCAAGTAAACTATAGGCGTTTTTTGGTTCAGGATCTTGTTTAGACAGGTATCAAAAGCCTTTTGTGAGATTTCTTGTTTAGTTGCCATTGTAAAGCCCTCTTTCTTTAGCGCATCGCTTGCGCTCTGTGTTGGTTGTGTTGTTGCTATGTGGGGTATTATACGGATCAGGATCTGAATTGCAATACCTGATCCGTAAAAAGTTATTACAGGGGAGTATATGACTGTCTGTAATAGTTTGCACTGTGACAGCAATCGCTGATAATAGAGTAAAGATCACCCTGTACATTGAACATGCAAAAATTGGAGACTATAAACCGCACTATGTAATCAACTCCGTAGGTGTTTATCTTACGCAAAGCCGAAGCATCGTTATATATGCGTGTAATGTGATATCGATCATTGATCGCGGTGTGCTTGTTTTCAAGATACTTTTTCTTAGCAATAGATATATTTCTACGATTTGCTGATCTTGCTGATTCAATGATAGTCAGCATGGCATTGTTTTTAGCGGTATCACTGAGTTGGTGAAAAAAGAACAAATTACGATCTAAGAAGATTCGATCCATTACAGGATGATGTTTAACTGGCAGATCACCTTTATAGTGTTTTATATCAATTACCATTTTAAAGCCCCCCTTGGTTGTTGGTTTCTCGTGCCTCTATGTGGGGTATTATACGGATCAGGAACATCATTGCAAGCCCTGATCCGTATTTTTTTATCAGATTGCTTTTTCTTCAATCACAATCGAGAAGTATTGCCAGCTAATGATATCATGCGCTGCCCACAGAATACGGATCATTTCGTTTGAGAACCGTTTGATGTTAACTTTTTCTCCCAAATGCCCAGCGTTTTGCAGATTGATCTTACTGACTGCCTTTTCTTGCTCAATCAGCAACAATAATTTTTCTTGTGCTTCATTGATTGCCTCTTTTGTGACACGCTGGATTGACTGATCCGGTGTGGTGTTGTGGCGCATAGCCAGAAACGCATAAGCTCCTGAAAAGTTTTTGATCACTTCTGGATCATAGGCATTGTTACGTGCGGAGTTGATAGCGGCGGATACTACGGAAATCATAACGTCTTTCATTTTAAAGCCCTCTTTCTAGGTTGGTTTGTGGTGTTTCGTTTCTATGTAGATAATTATACGGATCTAACTATATACTGCAAGTCTTTTAATTGAGATTCTGAAAAATAATTCTGATCCTCGATTATTAATCGTTTCTTGTATCCGATCAGTCTAGCTAGCAGACGCAAGCCCTCTGGATCGTAAATATACAAGTCGTTACCATCATTTAAGGTTTTCACTCCTAGCACCTTACGGATCAGGGTAGATCGTCGCACAGGTAGCGTTACAAGCCGTTTTAGGAAAGTGCGATCACCGCTAAGGATATACCGCACAAATAGATCGTTTACAGCCTTCATTTTTTGGCGGTGTGCTTTTAAACTTTGCATTTCAAAAACTCATTCACTCGACAAACAGATCCAACTGTAAAGCCAACAACTAAAACAGGTAACATTACCAGCGCCAGATCCTGATACTTTTCACTTAACATGATCGCCGCAGTAGCAAAAACAGAAACAACTGAGAAAAATTTCATGATTTCGCTGATAATGTTTTTCATTGTAAAGCCCTCTTAAAAGTTGGTTTGTGGTGTCTCTATGTGGGCTATTATACGGATCAGGGTCTGAATTGCAATACCTGATCCGTAAAAAGTTTTAGTCGAAAATTTCATCAAAAGGCCAAACACCGAAATCTGATCCGTTCCCCTGACTAGCGCCGAAATAATATCCGTCCGGTACATAACCATTTAGCGCGTCCAGCAGTTCGTCTACCAGAGAATGGCAAGATTCTGAATCCCAATACTCCGCTTCATCGTCTTCTAGCGCATAGGCTGGGATCACGTGACCGACCATAATCTGATCATACTCTGGCGCGTCTACACTGCGTAGCAAGTCCAGAAAAGCGGGTAACAGATCCTGTGGTCTAAAGCTTGCAAAGTCCACAAGTGATCCAACTGGTAAAAGTTTCTTAGCGTTTGACATTTTAAAGCCCTCTTAAAGTTAGTTTGTTGTGTGTCGTGTTGCTATGTGAGGTATTATACGGATCAGGATAAGCATTGCAAGTACTTTTTACTTTTCCCGTGTGAATGCTTTCCAGCTCTTCCAACCATCAAAAACAGGTAAAGGCTTTACCTTATCAGGGTTTATAGCTCTCTTGCTCTTGTGGCGTACCTTGCGAAGTTTTGCATATTTCTTTTGCAGTTTCTTTACAATGATCCGCTCTTCTGGATCAGGCGTTAAAATACGCTGTTTCATAGTTGATCACCAAATCTTTAAAAATCTTACGCTGGCGGCGTGTCATACTGTTATAAGCTCGGCGCTGTAAAGGTGTTAGCAGTTCAATAGCGCGGCACTCTTTCAACGTATCAGAGTATTTGAAAGCATCAAAAAACAGTGTCCTTTGCTGTGCTGATAGCTCCTGATAATAGCGTTTAATCAAATCTCGGTTGGCCTTGTTTAAGCGACTTTTACCGATTGAGATTAGAATGCCGGTCACTACTCCGGCGGCGTAAACGGTGTATAAAAGTTCTTTCATGGTATCACCTATCAGAGCAAACCGATCAGTTTAGCCAGACCATATCCTGCCATGTTCCAGTACAGATCAATGATCTGCCCTTCATCCTGATCCACTTCATAGGCAGTGACCACACCGCGATCCTGTAAAAACTGATAGATATCATAGTTTGAAAAGTGGATAGCGCAAACGCTAGGCAAGCCCTGCAAATAGTCCTTGCAAGCTCTAGCTGGCGATGTGCGGCGCAAGCTGTGACCATACTCACTGTGGAATGTTTCAGTCATAAAACGGATCGCTTCATCACGATCAGAGAATTCGTTATCATCATAATCAGTGATACTTGCCAGCACGTAATCAGTCATCATTTGTTGCAGTTGTTTAGCAGTTGATACGGTTTTCATTTTAAAGCCCTCTTACTAGGTTGGTTTGTTGTGTTTCTATGTGTGGTATTATACGGATCAGGAACATCATTGCAAGCCCTGATCCGTAAAAAGTTATTACAGGGTAACGTACAGAATATTATTATAGCCAGCAGCTAAACAGATCGCTTTAAACGCTTTTTCAATAGCAGTTGAACCCACACCGCCAATATAACAAGCCTTTTTAAAGTTTACTTCTCCGGTAGTGTATGCCGTGCCGAAAAGCTCAATTCCTGCGCTTTCAATAGCTCCCTCGACGGCTTTTGATTCCTTATCGTAACCATAGCCAGACGCTGTGCCGTAACCTTGCACTGATCCATATTCAAAGTCTGGTTTAACCTTTTTCACGTTTACATAGATATCAGCAGTGACTTTTGATCCTGACTTGCTACGGAATACATCACAGGAAAGGATCAATTCTTCTGTTTTGATATCATAAATCCGGTATGCGGTGGCACGTTCCCCAACACGATCATATTGTGCTGTTGAAAGGTAGTTGTGTTGCTCTGTTGCAAAGTTGGCACGGATAGTTTGATCTTTTTTGAAAATACGCATTTTAAAGCCCTCTTAGAAAGTTAGTTTGTGGTGTTTAGCGCATCGCTTGCGCTCTGTCGTGTTGCTATGTGGGGTATTATACGGATCAGGATCTGAATTGCAATACCTGATCCGTAAAAA